AAAAATCATATTGTTCATATCATTTTCAGATATGTTCTTAGCCATAACACCTTTAAGGTGCTCATTACCTATGTAATTATCCAGTGTGGTTGGCCTGTATTTCTCGACCCAAAGGGAATTATTCGTAGCCATCTCCATAAAAGTCAAATGTTTTAATTGGTTCGGGTTTAATTTCAATCTCAACTCTAGCTACTGAATATAAAGCACTCCCAATGGGGTCTAAATAAAAAGCAGCATTAAATCGAGTTTTTTGGAAATATGCTTCTAATGTTTCAGTAAGGGAAGAATGGACGACCCCCTGGGGGTCGTCCACTAATCTCCAAGAATCTCCAGGTGCAACTCTCTTTGCGATGAGTTGCTTCTGTTCTACTGTTTCAAATCCAGACATTATCTAAATTTAAAACATCCCAGGCATACCTCCAAGTTGAGGTTCTTCCTTATCTTCAGGATTATTTACTACTGTACATTCAGTTAATAAAATAGTACCTGCGATAGAAGCAGCGTTTTCAAGGGCACAACGTGTAACTTTAGTAGGGTCGATAATTCCTGATTCAAGGAAATCTACATATTGTTTAGTTCTAATATCATACCCCATTGATTTAGCTTCGAAAGCCATCACATCATGTTTAATATCATGGTAATTTTCTAAACCGGCATTAATTAGAATTTGTTCAAATGGTCTTTGTAAAACCGCTTCCATGATCTGACATCCTAGCTTTTCATCATAGCCTTCAACATTACAAGAAGATTCTTTAGCTGAGCGGAGAAGCGCTAATCCCCCTCCTGGTACGATTCCTTCTTCAATAGCTGCTTTAGTAGCTTGAAGGGCATCATCAACACGATCTTTCTTTTCACGCATTTCAGTTTCAGTATTTCCACCTACATGAATTACTGCTACTCCACCTACTAATTTAGCTAAACGTTTTTGGAGATTTTCGGTTTCAAATGGTGAAGTTGAGTTTCCAATTTGGTTTTGGAGAGAAGTACAAAGTTCACTAATAGCTTCTTCATCTCCGGCACCATCTACCATAGTGGTTGTTTCCTTAGTAATAGTTACTGTTCGGCACTCACCTAACCACTTAAGATCAAACTTATCAAGTTTCATACCTTTATCCTTGTCAACAACTACCCCACCCGTAAGTGTAGCCATGTCATTCATAAGTAAAGTACGTCGATCTCCAAAATCGGGAGCTTTAACAGCACATACATTAAGACTACCTCTCATTTTATTAACAATAAGAGTTGCGAGAGCCTCCCCTTCAATATCCTCAGCAATGATTAGAAGTGATTTAGCTTGTGAGGATAAATTTTCTAGAAGTGGAAGAAGGTCTTTAACTTGAGTTAAGCGACCATTATAAAAAAGAATTGCAGTATCCTTAAGAGTAGTACTCATAGTATCATTGTTAGTTACAAAATACGGAGATTTAAAACCACGATCAAACTGCATTCCTTCTACTGTTTCGAGGTAAGTCTCACCAGTACGTGATTCTTCAATAGAAACAATCCCATCACGACCTACTTTTTCCATTGCAGTAGCGATAAGTTCACCTACTTCTACATCATTATTAGCTGAAATAGTAGCTACTTGGCGGAGTTGATCTTCACTTGAAATATCTTGAGACAAGTTACGGAGGTATTCTACATGGGATTTAACACATTTGTCAATACCTCTCTTAATTTCTACAATATTATGACCTTTGTCACTATATCGAGCAGCGGCATTAACAATTTCTCGTGCCAACAAAGTAGAAGTTGTAGTACCATCACCTGCTTGGTCAGCAGTTTTAATAGCGGCTTGCTTAAGCATTTGTGCTCCTACATTTTCCACTTGATCTTCAAGTTCAATTGCTTTTGCTACTGTTACTCCATCTTTAGTACTTTGAGGTACTCCTTGATCATGTTGGATAACTACATTTCGACCATTAGGGCCCAAAGTTGTTACTACTGCATCGGCTAGTTGGTTAATTCCACCAATTAGTTTTTTACGGGAATCATCCCCATAGTTAATTACTTTACTCATTCTTCTATTACTGCTAAAATTTGGTTTTCTTGACAAATAAGGTGTTCTTCTCCTTTGTAATCCATTTTGACAGGACCCATCTGTGGGAGAAGTACAATATCTCCTACTTGAAGAGTAGTTTCAATAAAGTGCCCCATTGAGGAATATGTTCCAGGGCCTACTGAGACTACTTCACCTTTAATATTTTTTTCTTTTCCCATATCGGGCACTACGATTGTTCCGTATGTGCTTTCTTCTTCGTCAATGCGTTTAACAATGACGGCGTTAAATAATGCTTTTACCATTATAAAAATTTTTCGTTAAATTTGTTTAAAATTGATTTATATTCACTAATATACTGTTTAATACTATCGTAAGACTTACCTTTCATAGTATTGTCTGCGATTTGTTTGAGGGCCGAACTTAAGTTCTTATAATGGCCTACACATGAGTCGTAAGGGATTCCGCTATCAGGAGTGATAACTTTGTAAGCTGAGAAATTATATTCGTCTAAAACGATATAATAATCTCCTAAAATAGCATCTTTAATATACTGCATAACCTTTTAAAAATTAATTAAATTACGTTTGATTGCGGTCGCAACCTTACCCCGTAAATATACGAACGAATCTTCAGGACTCCAAATTTTTTATTATTTAATTTTAAGGTATTTTGGCTTTGCTTCGTTAGCAAGTGGGATTTGGATTTGAAGTAAACCATTTACCATTTCGGCAGATGATTTTACAAGATCAAATCGACGTGCTACTTTCCAGCCTAAATCAAAGCTGCTCTTTTTTACCCCTGAGTGGTAGTAGCGTTTTTCTTTTGTGGATTGTTGTTCGGATCCTTTATCATAGGATACTTTAAGGATATCACCTTCAATTGAGATGTCTACATCGTCTTTACTTAGTCCAGTACATGCGATCTCAAAATTTAAACCATTTTCATCTTCATACACATCAATAGGATGTGTAACGCTTGTTCGTGATGGTTTGTCAAAAATTGCTTCTTTGTCGAAAAAGTTCTTTACTAGAACGTCTAGAGGTGAAGTAAACCTCGGATTGAATAAATCTACGTGTGTCATTTTTTACGTTTTTGTGCCCCCTAAGGTAGCGGTTAATAATTAATTCTCATAACTTAGGCGTCCTGAAGGTTCACCCGAATTTTCTATAAATATACGAAACTTATTTTTTAATGCAAAATCATTTTATAATTCCTGCTCTGTGCTGCCATTGACGTTTAGTCCAATTTTCAATTTCTAATCTTTCATTCATTTCTTTATCATATTTGATTGAAATTTCTCTTCGTTTAGCGGATTGGAAATTCTCAGGATTATCTATAAATTCCTGTTTTAGAGAAGTAAATTCTTCATCAGTAAGCTGTTCAAATTCACCTTGTGATCGAGCATGATTCATTAATCCCATAGCTAACCTAACATAAAGTTCAGGTTGGAGCTCTAATACTCCCGCAGGGTTAATTTGATTAAACTCAGTTTGGAATTCATATTTTTCTTTAAAAGCATCTATATCTTGAACCCATTTACTTAATCCCCCTTCAATGTGCTTTTCTAAAAAATCAACTCCTGATAGACTGTTTCTAAAGGTGTCGTTAATGATTTCCATAGTACGATCTGTAGCGTATCCTATATCATTGTATGTTGAACTAATTTGTGCCATATTGATAAATATTAATAATCTGCTTTCCGTACAACGAAATAAGTAGTATTTGTGTTTTCATCTTCTGATGTGAAAATTAAACGAAGTAATCCATCATCCGCAAAACTTAATTTACATTCATCAGAATTTTTATTAGCACTAAATATTTCCCTTAACATTTCACTGTTAAATGGAATTTTATTATCTTCTCGAGTACCCTCAATAAAGTTAGCATTAACATGAAATTCTACTTTATTAGAAAATTCCATACGTTCACCAAATGTAAACTTTAAAATAGGAGTATCGATTGTATCCCTAGTAGCACTTAATGTAACAATTTCATTCCCTTGAATTGAAGCGGCTGCTCGTACAAACGTAGTGAAGTCATCATTTTCAAGTGTTGTTTCTACTTTCCATTCGATATTTTCATCTACCTCACCTACTTTATGTATCATAAGAGGATCAGCTAATGAGTAATTGATAGAAGCTTTAGCGTCTTGAATAGTAAGTTTAGTTAATACTTTATTTGTTTTAGAAGCATCAAGCATTAAATCACCCGCTAATACATTTAGTAGTCTATTAAGTTGTGTTGTGTTAAAGATAGCCATTTCACCCTCATTAACCATAGAAAAGTCACTACATGATAGTTTACCAATCATATCCTTAGTAGGTGCCATAAAATCAATATCAAGTTTACTATCCTTGACTTTCCATTTAACAGATTCTACTTTACCCCCAAGGTAATACTTAGAAATAATCGATTGTAATTTGTTTTTTGTTATCATTGGAATTGGAAGAATTTATTAATGTTAGGGTTTAAGCTAAGAGTCCAACCTAGATCGGTGTAAAAATTTTCTAGTTTAGATTGAAGAATTGTTTCGAATGATTTTTTTCTATCAGCATAATCATTTAAGAATTTACGCATTCTATCAGGAACATCAAATGATAGGAAACCAATTGCTTCAATTTTATAGGGATTGTCAATTAAATAAATCCATTTAATCTTATCACCTTGAACTATAGTACTATGTTGTTTATCTAGTTGCCAAAAGTGAAGTAAGTCATTATATCTAACTGCTGCTTTTACTCCTACAGGAGCTCCTTTTGCTATTTCAGTTAATACTTCACCTGCTCTTGGTTTTCGAGTTACATATTCATTTAAAGTTTTTACTGATGTGGGGTTGCCTAAAAGGGCAATATCTGTACTGTTAGATAAAATTGTAGTTCTAAAATCTAAAATTAGCTTATCAATATGTTTCTGCTCTGCGCCCTTTAGAATTTGTTGGAGAATATCATTAAAAAACTTCCCAAAAATAGGGGGGAAATTTGCTTTTTTAAATTCAAGTCCTTTAATATCAAGTGATTCCTTAGCAATACCCTCCTGTTTTGTAATCCATTGGGCGTATCTTCTAGTAGCTCTAAAATAGGCAGAACGAATAACGGCTTCAGTTTTCATTTCAAGCCTGTGTTCTGTAACATTAAAACAATCTCGAGCTAGTCTATCATAGTCATTTGTAATAATATCTTGATATTTAAGGGCAATTTCTTCTAGTAGATCATCCTTCTCTATATCACCCATTTCTTCGAAATTAGGGTACAAATGTTTAAGTAGGGGTTCAGCATTAAAGTAATTAGAATCTGTGTCTACATAAGCACAAAAGTTGTAATCGCCTTCATCACAAATCCACCAAGGTGTTTCTTCTAAATGTTTCATTAAAACCTAGCTTCGGGATCAACTTGTTGAATTCCTCCATCTTTAAGACCTCTAGAAGTTAAAATAGGTTCTGTAATAACAATTTTGAATTTGTTATTATCTATTTTAACAGTACCTCCTTGTTTAAGCATTTTTTTAAAGAATAGGATCTGCTTATCACTCCAAAGAACACTCATATCTATAATTTCTTGTTTAGAAATAGGTTCTCCATTCCAAGTAATTTTTACGTTATTCCTTATTGATTGGGGTTTTAATACTTCGCTCATAATGTTTTATATTTAAATTTATAGCCGTTTGTTTGCCCGAATATCCCCCTACATACTTTAGATATAGTGCTGGGATTTGAGTTGGTAGCTTCAGCGGCAAGGTTAATACTAGCATATTCACCAATATACGTCCCATCTTTTGTATAGCAAAGCACAGCTTTTCTGTTTTTATCTTTAGGAATACCTTTATGGGATTCACTTACTTTTTTACCAAATCCCTCGGGTTTAGGAACTCCTAATCTTACTTCCCTCATCATATCCCCAAATCCTTCAGGTTTAGGTTTACCTTTCAAAGCCATTTGAATTCGTTTTTTATAGGTTGGAGGTTGGGGTGTACCTTTTCTACTCCAAGTTTTACGTTTTTGTTTAAAAACATCATTAGATTCTTTAGTTCTAGTATTTTGTGCCGGCCCTCCTCCACCTTTATTTTTATTTTCTAATATATATCCTTGCTGGGTAATTTTATTAATCCAATATTGTTCTATTTCTTTTTTCTTATCATTGGTAGTTTCAGCTAATACTTCCATTTTAATATTAGTACCAAAGTTATATTTATGTAAGTTAAAACGTTGTTTTGGATTTTTAGAATAGCCTATATAAAAAGGTTTACCTGCTCTTAATAATTGGTATATTGTTATCATAGTTATACATATTACATGAGCAGGGCAAATCATAGATTTTCTAAAAAATCTTTTGTAGCTTCAGGGCTCTTAACTAAACTGTTCATATGGCGATTAGCACATAGGGCACTCTCACAGATAATTCGTTGTCCACTTAAAGTGATAGCTTCAGATAGGATTACATTACCATATCTAAATGAACCCAAAGCGGTAGCACCATAAAGTGAATTAAGCAAAATTTTCATAGTATGTTGACGTTGGTGCCAAAATACCCCTTTTTCCTTATCACCTGATTGGTATGCTTTTTTCATATAACCTTTATATTTCACTCGTTCATCGAACCATTTATCAAGAATAGTAGCTAGTACAGAACGTTTATCAGTACGGAAGATAACACCATTTGCTGATATAGCAAAGTTATTGTCTTCGATAAGTTTTATAAGTTTATTTACCTTAATATAAGTTTGTTTTCTATCAGGATTTTCAATTAAAAGTTCTTCGTCTGCATCTCTAGTTTTTAAATCATTTAATCCTAAACGATTATTCCTATCATCAGCATCTACGATACGAGCCATAAGTGTTTCTTTACCTATGTTAAGGGACATAATAATAGAAGGATATAGTGAAGTTAAATCCTCATCAAACATATACTTGTAAAGTCCTGCTTTGGGACAAAATAAATATCCCCCAGCATATCCCTTTTTAAAAATAGGATTTCTATCTCTAGAAGGAGGAACAATATTTTGTCCTAATAAATAAGCTGAAATGGCTCCATCTTGGGTTTTGGTGTTAGCATAAACTTCTCCATAGTTATGTTTACCTTTATGAGATAGGTTTTTTACTAAAGCTATATATTCAAACTTTTCATCTAACTCCTTAAGTATTTCTACATCTCGGAAGTTATATTTAATAAATTTCTGGATGTCGTCTTCAAATAATCTGTCTAGATTACCTTCATATTCGATTTTACCTAAACCCACATACTTTTCCCCAATAGCATCTAAACGCATTGATGGTTCATCTCTAAAACTAAACTTTTTATGTAGTTTCATATAGTCTAGGGATTCAACTCCAGCAATATTAAGCCACCCATTGCGGTTCCATTGGCTTTCGTCTTTTACTACACCTATAGGAGACAAAGCATTAGCAAAATCTTCTCCTAATACATTACAAATCCTGTAGTATAAGTAGGGAATATCGAAATAATCACTATTCCATCCTACAAGGATATCAGGTTGAATTTCACTAAATTTTTCAATAAATGTAGCTAATAATTCTTCTTCAGTAGCTACAGGAATAATTTCCTTATGTCCCTTAGTATGGTTAATTTGTCCTTTTTTATCTAAAATAAGAATAACCCATTCATCAGGTGTTTTATCATACCAAGCAATTGAAGTTACAGGTTTTGGAGCTGATTGGATATATTCCTCAGTAAGGGCTCCCCCCATTTCAATCTCAATATCAAAAAATACCTCTCTGTGTCCCTTAGACACACTATCATCAGTTCCATATTTTTCAATAAGGAATTTTTGATAAGCGGGCATATCATGAAAGTGGAGACGTGGGTTATCTTTATCCCAGTTGTAGGTTTTCTTTAACCATTCACCCTTTAGTCCCTGGTATTCTGCTTCACGTTCAGAACATTCTATGTAAGCAGGAACTCGGTAAGGTTCTACTGAATATCCTTCTTCGGTCCATAAGTGCATTTTATACTGGTTTTTACCAGCATATTCAGCATGACATTTAGTAAACATAACTTAATTGTATTCTATTGTTAGGGTTGACGACCTGTCAGACCCTGATGGTGATGGGGTGTTGGTGGGTTTTTTTTTTCACCATATACTTCTAAAGGCTTTTCTACCTCTACTATTTTTTCTACCTCTACTATTTTTTCTACCTCTACTATTTTTTCTACCTCTACTATTTTTTCTACCTCTACTATTTTTTCTACAGGTACTTCAACTACTTTTTCAACTACTTTAATTTTTTCTTTAATTTCAGGACGTAATTTAGCAAATGCAAAGTTTGCAGCTACTACTAAAGATATGGCCAAAGGGTCGAAAACAAAAATTATTATTAAAAGTAAGTAATTTATTATTTTATCCATCGCTAGGCCTGTTAAACCCGAAAGATATTTAAGGGGGCCTAACTCACTTCCAATTTCACTACTAGTCTGTACTTCTACTATTTCGGTTTCGTACTCAAATAGTTTTTGATTTAAATCATCTACCCTAGAGTTAATTGATGTTTGTCTTTCAATTGCTTGATCTAACTGACGTTCAAGGGCCCTACGAGTAGCGCCTGAGGTTGTTGTAACCACGTTGCCTAACGTGTCCGTATATTGTACTACATTGTTAGATAAACCATTACGCAGTGAGGACACGGCGTTATTAATAGAAGATTTTTCTTCGTTATAAACCGCTAATTGACCCTTCACATTATCTCTTTTTGTTTCTATAAGAGCAATTTGAGAATCAACACTACCCGCTAATGCTGCTGTTTCTTGGTAGGCAGCAGATAAAAATCCATAAATACCAGCTGAGGTAATTAGTATAAGGACAAAACAAGCTACAGTTAAGTAAGTTCTAAGCCCTTTATTAATTGTATCCCAGTATTGATAGAGTAAAGAAGCTATTACAAGCTTTGAAATTTCTAGAGAACCGGCCATTATAAACACCTCAGTTGAAGCACCCGCAAACAATTTACTTAGTCCTGTGACTGAATAAAATGCTGCAGATGCCGAAACTGATAAGGCGCTTAATGCTATAATAAAAGGAAATATTCTTTCTTGTAGCTTCTTAAACATTAGTTTTGATTATACATATTGAGATAGGCTAGTTTAGGATTAGCTCCTACTTTTCTTCCTTGTTCTTCACCCATTTCGTTAAGTAAAATAACGGTTGGTACATTACGAACCCCGTAATGTTGTGATATTTCTGGGCTCTTATCTACATCAATTTTTTGGACTGAAATGCCTTCTTGAGCAACTTCATCCATTACGGGCCCTAACATTCGACAGGGTTGACACCACATCGCGCTAAAGTATAAAAATTTTTTCATTTGTTTAGTTTTTAGTTTTAAATTCCCAAATATAACCATAAGCAGTTTTTTGATTCCCTCTACAACAGGCACCAATACCATCACTATTAGGTTTGTTCATATATATTTGAGCTTCTTTTTGTGATTTAAATTCTTTAATTAAGTTTTTATCTAGATCATATTGGAGAACTGGTTGGTCAAGCCATGTTATAGGTCTTTCTTTAAGGAAATTTCTAGTTTCTTTAATTTTTTGTTTATGTTCCTTACTAAAAGGTTTTCCTTTATGTGCCATGGATTTTCCAGTTAGTGATTGTGATATTTTTTTACCTCGAGTTGGATGGGAAGAAATTTTTTGTTTAGTTAATTTACTCATTTTATCTAAACCTCCTCCCCCTTCATTTTTATTTAATAAATTATATCCTAAATCTTTGTATTTTTTAATATAATATTTTTCCCAACGTCTCCAATTTTTAACTTCACTTATGATAACCATTTCAATGTTATGGCCATAAGTTTGTTTATGGTTATGAAATCTAAAATATGGTTTTCTTGATTTACCAATATAAAAGGGTTTATTGTCTCCGTTATGTAAGTAATATATTTTGGTGTGTTCCATGATTATACATATGTGCAAACTCAAGGAACACACCAAAAATCATACTAATTCTTCTATAATACCTACAATTTCACTTACTACAAGTAAAATAGTGGCGGTTATTAAATTAAAAGGAATAAATCCGTAACCAATTATTCTAATACCTGATTTGATAAAAGAAATTCTGCGGTGCCATTTTTGATCTGGCATTTGTTCTAAGTTTTTCATTTTGCTTGAATATGTTCCCCTAAGGGCTTCTGTTAATCCATCACTCATTGTTCTAATTCTTCTTTAGTAAAAAATTGTTTGAGGTCTGGGCGGTAGTAGTTAATGTTTTTCATAACCTTAAAGTCCCTCGAGCGGTAAACAATATACCTATCACCAACGCTTTCATAGTGACAGGCTTCACCTTGCTCTTCGGATCTTTTTTCAACTGTTGCTTGTGCTTCTTCTTCAGTCGAACAAGCCTTCGATAAGTTAGAGCCTTGTACTTCTTGATAGGCTGGCCAAATTTTATCCTTAAGACCATGTAGCATAGTGCCGTTCCCCAACGAAACGTAAGCAATGTCACACAAAGCGTCCAAAACCTCAACGATGTCACCTCGCTCACATGCTTCTCTATACTCCTCAAGTTCTTCCAGTACGAAGTTGTATACGAATTCCCATTCTTTTTGTTCCGGTATTGTTGGCTCATAATTATTAATTTTTCCCATTAATGAATTAAATTCCTCAACTTCATCCACAAATGGAATGTCTTTAAATAATACTAATTGTTTTCCCATAATTATTAAATGTTATGTCCTCCGTTATTAATTTTTAAACTGTCAAAAAACTCTTTACGAGCTAGGTTATTATTTTCTCTAAACACACCTGATGCTTTAGTAGTAATCATTGCTGCTCCTTGATGTTTAACACCACGGCATGAAACACAGTTGTGAGTCCCTACAATAGTAACAATAACACCTTTATTACCTTCAGTAATTTTATCTACAGCATTGTGGATAGCAGATGTTAGTTGTTCTTGAATTGCTCCTCTACGACCAAATAATTCTACAATTCGGTTTAGTTTAGATAATCCAATTACCTGACCATCATCCCCGGCAATATAACCAATATGAACTACACCCCCAATTGTTTGGTGGTGATGAGAACACATAGATGTAAGTGGGATATTCCTTTCAATAATAATACCATCATAACCATCACTTGGAAATGAAGTAATAGGAGACATTGCTGTATAACGTCCTGCCCATAGATCATTTACATATGCCTTGGCTACACGACGGGGTGTTTCCATTGAATTAGGATCGTTTCTCCAATCACATTTTAAAGCATCTAGGAATTTACCATATGCCTTTTCGGCTTCCATTATCATTTTTTCTTTTTGCTTGTCTGAAAAGGGGAAGCCTTCAGCAACGCCATTAGCAAATCCTACTTGTACCACTTCTAATTCTTCGTGGATTTTACGTCGTTTATTCTCCATTTATACTGTGTATATTGTACTTAAATTTCTATTGTGTCCATGTTCATCATCCATACCATATCCAATATACCAAGGGTCAAATACAGAATCAGTTTCTTGCTTCAAGATATGAAGTACTTTATCAAAGTCCAAGCTTTCTTTATAAATTGCTGCGACAGGGGTAATTGATCTTGGTTCTTTTACTTGGAGAAATTTAGAAACAGCTTTCATAGTATTACCTGAATCTAAAATATCGTCTACAAGATAGACGTGTTTATTTTTAATTTTAGTTTCTAAGTCTTTAGTAACTACTAAATCACCTTGTTTTTTTCCATAGTATGATTTACAACGGATAAAATCAATTTCAATAGGTACGTTGATTTGTTTTACTAAATCGCTAAAGAACATGAATCCACCATTTAAGATGCAAACTAATACTATAGGTGTAGAATCATCTCGATGTTCATCGTTGATTTTTTTAGCTAGAATTTTAATTTGAATATCTAGCTCTTTTTCACTTATTGCTTTTTCCATAATGTAAATATAAAAAAATTAGAGGGCTGCTCCCAATTAAGGGAACAGCCTTCCAAAATTTATTTTTTAATTTCTTTAGAAATTAAGTTTTAAACTAGCATTAAATGTACGACCCCATCCTGGGAATCCGTCTCTTAAGCCTGTTCCATCACTGTTATTACGGCCTTCAGCCCAATAGAAAGTATCAAGAACATTATAACACTGAACTTGTGCGTATGAGTCTAAGCCTAATACTTTAAATTTAGCACCTACTCTTAAGTCGAGTAATCCATAAGCATCCATTTCATAAGGTTGGATTTTATCTTCAACAGTTTCATTACTTGTTGGGTCATAGTTAGCATACAATTTATCATTGTAAACAAACTGACCACCAAAGTCAAATGTTCTGTTAATTTGGTATCGAGCTTTAAATCCTAATTGTGTTTGAGGTGCGTTACCCACATACAAACCATCTGTAAATACCTGCACAGTATCAATTGATTGATCAATGTCAGATTGTAATGTAGCAAATACATCACCTTCCCATTTCCAATCGCCTAATGACACTATACCACCCAAATCTAACTTATCAGTGGGTTTTGTATTAAATTCAACTTCAATACCTTTATGTAAAGCACCCTGACCATTAATCAAAGCACGTGTAGTACCACCGTCAGCGGTAGGGATACGGCCTGAAAGTAATGTTTTGTCTTTCCATTGAGTGTAATAAGCATTTACTTTAGTAGATACTTTTCTACCACTATAACCATAACCACCTTCGAATGCAAGAGCTTTCTCATTTACTACGTTATCAGAAATAACATTTTGGTAGTTTTGGAATAAAAATCCAAAGAATGGAGCACGTGAGTAGAAACCTGTATTAAAAAATACATTGTTTTTCTCATTGATGTTATAGTTAGCACCTGCTTTAACATTGTATCCTAAAATAGCAACGGTTTCAGATGTTTGGTCTGCTTCGTCAGCATAATTATATCTATCAATACGAGTATTCCAAGTATTAGAAACACTACCTGCAAGGAACGCACTTAAGTTATCCTTAGAATATTCGGCTTGACCGAATACTCCTGTATATCCTACTTTACCATCGTTGTCATAAGCAATTCTGTTAGCAAAGTCTGAACGTCCCGCCCAAAGTGAAGTTGAATTTTCATCAATTCCAATTTGTTGGTTACGTCCTGCTACTCCATCAACTGCATATTTGTACTCTTCAAACCAGTAATCACCACCCATTAAGTCTCTAACTTCACGGAAGTGTTCACCTTTATATTTACGTCCATCAATACCAAATGTAAAATCTAAGTTTTCATTAGGTTGATGTCTTACAGTAGATAGTACACCTACCCAGTTATGGTTATTAACTGAGTTTCTGAGGATTGTATATGATCCTACAGTTGAGGTATCATTAGCTGCTGCAGCAGCATCCCAATCAATTTGACCATTTTCATCAGTTGGAGCATATTCTCCTAAAGGACCACTACCTCCACCTTTACCTACAGAAACGTAAGCTGAGGTTGCTACTTGGGTTTTCTCATTAACATCCCAATAATGGTTTAAAGCAAATTGTGGTTTATGATAATAGTTATTACGCTGATTAAGCATCTCACCATTATAATATCCCCAGTCTTTGTTGTATGTGCTACCATATTCTTCTACTTCTCCAGGAGTTAACATTCGATCACGTTGCCCGTGTTCTTGAGGTGCTCCAATAGCAGTAAAAGTAAGCATATGATCTTCATTTAAATCCTTAGCATATGAAAGGAAGTATGAATTGGCTCTTACATAAGTACCATCTACATACCCATCACCATTAGTGTTAGAAACAACAGCAGTAACTGCTGCTCCGTCTTTCATTTTACCTGTTGAATAAGATAAGGTATTTTTTAATTGTCCGTAGCTAGAATATTGTGACTGGAAACTTCCGCCTTTCTGAGCATCAGTTGTTTTAGTAACAATGTTCATAGTACCTCCAATAGAGTTAATAGCAAGTTTAGAAGCACCTAGACCTCTTTGAACTTGTACTTGTGAAACAGCATCGCCCAAACCATTCCAGTTAGACCAATATACCCAACCTGATTCCATATCGTTAACAGGGATACCGTTAATCAATACTGCAATGTTGCGTTGGTCAAATCCTCGAATGTTAATACGAGCATCACCTACTCCACCACCTTGTTTAGTAGCGTAAACGCCAGGGGTGACTTTTAATAATTCTGGAAATTCCTGTGTACCAATGTATTCGGCAACTTCTGTTGCACTAATAGTTGATACCGCAACAGGAGTTTTCCTATCTACAGCAACGTTAGCAATAACAGATACTTCTTCTAAACCTAAAGCAGTAGAGACAAGAGCAATTACGCCCATATCTGCAGCAGCTGGTAAGGTTAAGGATTCGTATCCTATAAAACTAACCACCAAGTTTCCACTTGGTGTATTGGATAATTCAAAGGTTCCATCAAGGTTAGTTGAGGTTCCTCTAGAATTACCTTCTAAATAAATACTTGCTCCTACAAGTTCATTGCCTGTAGAAGCGTCTGTTACTTTACCTGTAATTTGGGCAAAGGATAGCGAGGACATTGTACACAATACCGTCACTAATACAAATTTTAACATTTGTTTCATTGTTTAAAAAAATTTAAGGGGTTTGGTTAATATATAGAGAAGGGGAGACTTTTTGTCTCCCCTGTTATATTCTTTAATCTACCGAGTCGTAATCGGTGTACGTAATACTGACAATCCCATTATTACTTAATACTTCGGCAATAGGGGGATAGATTCTTTTATAATTATTTGTTGAAGAACCAATAAATCCGTCTTTTGTAATTTGGTTATTGTTTTGGGTGTCTCCTACTAATAAACATCCTGATGTATTTTCATCAGTGTTCCCAATATGGATAAGAATATATTCAAATCCAGGAACGTCTCTTACCCAGAGCATTCCTTTGTTAAAATCAGAACCAAACCTTTCAGTATAGTCTTGATAAAATCCTCCCTCAGTACGAAGTGTAACATTGTATGTTCCAGCTGGTACTCGGGTTTCTGACATTACTTTTTCCTTTCTATACTCATCTTCAAGAGTATAAGATAGGAATTTACGTTGTCCATTTGTTATATCAAACAACAATCCATTTGTTGAGTCGGCTTCACTTGAAAACCTTAAAACTTCTAACTGCATACTGGGTCTATTCATATCCTAATGCTTTTGAGATGACTGGAAATTCTTGGATAAATATATGCTTTATCTCTTTTGCAACAAGTTGAATTTCCTTTTGAGCATGTCCATCATCTCTTAGTTCAAGAAAGTGAATCCAAGAACGAATACTTCCTGTCATATGGATTTTGGTAGTAGTAGCTAATGGGAGAACCATACGAGCTTGTTCTCGAGCTACACCCGCCTCTAAAAGATCATTATAAAGTTTATGACATCTTTCAAAGTGTATTTCAATATTCTTGTTTGCAAATACTCCATTTGGGAGAAGAGGATTAATTACTTCTGTTGAACTTTGTCTATTGTCTTCACACTGTTCCCGTAATTCAATGGGTTCGAAGATATCCCCCAAACGATTAACATCTTGATATCGTTGACTAAATTCTTGGAAAGCGAAAGAACGGTGTCTGATGAGTTGGATACCGATTGCTTTGGAAGTTTCAATTTCGAAGGTCGCATGCCCATGCTCCAACGGGCTCCAGTGTTTGTGTTGTACCAAGTAGCGAAGAAGGCCTTCCGGTTTATCTTTCTTATTCTTACGTGAACTAGATACACGTGCCACCTCAACAATGTGGTCTTCAGCATTTGGTGTAACATTTAATAAGGTAACTTTCATTTGATTTTATAAAATTTAGATAAATATATGACCCATCTATTAAGATGCCAAGTTTATCTAAAAATTGTTATATATCCTGAAGTTTGGAATGTATGGGAAGGGTTGTATCCTTTACCTTTAACGGTATAAACGTAAATTCCATCAGCTACATAATGACTTCCATTAGAATTAGAACCCTCCCAGACTTCCCCTATAATATTAGATTCCCAAACTAGTCTCCCCCATCTATCAAAAATTAAAACTTGAAATTCAATCCAACATTCAGAATCTGTTACTATAGACCAACCATCATTTAACCCATCATTATTAGGGGTAAACACATTAGGTGCAAAATATAAACCATCACAAGAATCATAAACGCAACTGCCATCTTCTAGGGTTGCTGAGGGGTTATAATTAATAGCTTGAAGATCTGTACATCCTGCTAAGTAAATAACACACGAACCATCGTCCACAGTAGCGAGTGGGTTATAATTTGAGGCAATTGGATTAGTACACCCAAATATAGTAAATTCACAAGAACCGTCATCAATATTGGCGAACGGGTTATAATTGATCGCACTATTGTCAGTGCAACCCAGCACATCATAAAGGCAACTTTCATCATCGATATTAGCTTCGGGGTTATAATTGTTAGCATCAACATCAGTACAACCATAAATATCAGGGCATAAGTTAATTAGTTCTATTACTTGATGGGGTAATACATCATTTATATTTTGACCCGTATTATTTAAGTTATAAAGGGTTAAGGTAAGTTCACAATAATCCCCATTATTAATCTCTTCTAAAAGGGGTTCTAAAATTATACTTAAAATACCATTGCTTAAGTCTAATATAATAGGATTATCAGATTCATAAATTTGTTGCCCTCCTATATTAACGTTTATATTTCCTACATCTGTAGCAAAAGTTAAGGTAAACCCAAAAACATAGGGGTTATCATAAGGGTATTGGTTATACCAAGCGGAATTTATTATATTAGGACAGTAGGTTGAATGTGGGATTATAGTTAATTCTTCGGTTTCTAAATTAAAATCTATTAATTCTATTTCACAAACATCATTACAAAAATTATCTCCGTCTGGGTTGTCACATCCATCACTTAAAACTTCAGTCCAAAGTGTACCATCCTCATTAAAAATCCATTGATAACAATCCGTGCTATAGATAGGTACTAAGGCAAGTTTAAAGGATATATACTCACTCCCAGTCCACCCTGCGTAAGGTGTCCAATTCCCCGGAACATTTTCAGGTAGAGGAATATCAAATACTGGGGTTGATATAAATCTACTTTGTCCTGGGAGGATAGGTATAGGATTTAAATTAAAGTCCCATATAGGACCTGATATGAATCCTGATAGAGCCCAATCCATGTATAAGGGTCCCCCAGAATATGGAATTATATCATCATTTTGAATTTCAAATGCAAAGGAAATACCAGGGTTATGATCAATTACTTGGATTGATCCGGGAGTTATGTATACATCACATTGCCCCCATCCAGTATAGCTAGTTACTAATAATAGTAGTAATAAGAGTTTTTTCATGGGTTTTATTTTAAAAGTGAACCTTTAAATATAACCATTACATCTATAAATATTAAAAAGGGGCACATTCCTGTGCCCCTCAATTATTATGTTTTCTGCTATTGTTTATTCTTTTAGTCCACTTTAAATTAGAAGGGGAAGTAGATTCGTCCGGAGATAACCCATTTTGAAAGCATTTAGAACGAGGTACAACGTGATCTAACGTAGGATAATTTCTATGGCTGTAATGTAAATTTAAATTTTCCTTAATGTATTCCCCATCTATGTAATCATACCCATCCCATTCTTGGAGCATTTGTTTGCGAATTTTACGAGTTAAGTAATCACAACGTTTCCAATATTGTTTCCAATCATGCTGGGTTATTATGTTTCCGTTTTTGGTTCTTGTTTGGATACTTTTTTTCCAGGATTCCTCAGTCCAACTTTTTCTCATATGAGCTGCCCTTTGAGCTCTTTCTTCGCTTTGGTTTTCTTTAATCCATTCACCTTGACATTTGTTAGAACAAAAAATATTTTCACAATCCTTATTATAACCATTAGGGTATACTCTAACATCACTGCTACACTGTCCACATTGTCTAAAAGTATATTTACTTTTAAGTTTTTCTAATTTGCAGTCCCTACTGCAATATTTTTTGTAGGGACTGCTTGAAATAAAATCTACACTACAATTCTCACAAGTTCTTTTATACTTATTCATAATATTAATTTTATTATAAATATGTAAAAAATACCTTCTATTGAGTGTTATAGGCTAAACCATGCGCTTTTGATCGTATGCAATTATATGATCTCTCCCCGTCATGTTATAACCATGTTCAGCACATAGTTCAAATACAAGAGGATACATTTTAATAAGCTGTTCCCTTGTATCGCCTCCGGGCATTACAAATGTTTTATCTTTTGGGATATTCATTTTAACTCTAAATGATTCAATCTCAGCTAGGCCTTCATCAGTACCATCCCAAACAGGTTTGTAGTGATAGTCATCGTGGTACTCTAGTGTTTTTTCAATCGCATCATAATTAAGTCTAAACTTTTCATGCTGTGCGACAAACCTTTCATCCACCACTTTACCCCCTGGTGTAGTAGTACCAACAACAGGGCGGGAATTAGAAAACTTAGGACTAAGAGATATGAGACCAATTGGATAATCGGTTGTAACAAAATGCGATCCCTCAGTTTCGATTGTGATAAGTATTCCTCGTTCATTTGCAAAATGTGTTAATTCATTTACCAATGCAGCGTGCATTGTTGGTGAGCCTCCAGTTAACATCATCTCTTTAACATGAGGGTTCTCATCATAAATATTGATTATGTCATTGAAGGTGAATGTTCCTTTTTCGGGGTGGATTGACGTGTAGAATGAGTCACACCACCCTCCTTCACCAAACCAACATCGGTGGGTGCATCCTGTGGTACGGACTGCAATAGTAGGACGTCCAAAACGACTACCCTCTGATTGGACACATCTGTATACTTCTACAATTGGAAGTACTTTATTATAATCTTCTATTCTTTTATTTGGCATTAGATATTGGCTTGTTCTCTAGTAAATATAGCACTATTCTTCCCATGTTCAGAAAATTCAACTTGTCTTACTTTCACTCGACCATCTGTTTCTTCTTTAACAAATTCATCAATTTTTTCAAAGACGTATTGAGCAAATTTTTCTGCTCCAGTAGCCGGAAGAACTCGCACTTGAGCTACCCCTGCTTCATCCATTCTTTTAAATGATTCTAGGAAGGGATCGTCTTCAGCTACAATAAAGGTATGGTCGAATGTGTAATCCATCCATGCTTTAGGATTCATACCATCAATTTGGGTTTTGGCACGTTTCATGCCTCCGAAATCCCAAACCCAGTTTTTTTCATCAAGTTCACCTTGGAACCAAACTTTAAAACTTACTCCATAACCATGAAGGAATCTACAGTGAGTATCATCTGCTTTCCATTGACGAAATACACAAGTAAATCCGTCGAATATTTTTGTTGATTGAAACATTATGCTTGGTTTAAAATTTGTTCAACATGCGTTCGTACAGTTTCCCAATTAACAACTCCTTGCTCATCTGCATAGAGTACTGGGTCGGGTCGGCCCAATTTAATAAATGCTTCAACCCTTTCGACCGAAGACGCTGATTTATAATCACTATACCACTTGCCAGCAATATTAATGGGCTTGTAGCTAGTATTTGTATTTGCATATACTGTATCAAAGTCAAGTCCAAGTTGATTACAACATTCGACTCCATCTTTAAGTATATCAAACTTATCCCCATTAAGGTAAGGGGTAACATAGCTAATGCGCTCAGCGTCCCAATTACCCTCGGTGAAGGCCCTATAATCAGCATCTCTGAATTCTTGTCTACAATCAGGATAGATTGCATGATCACCTGCATGAATGCCCATTGCAATATGGACTTCAGTATTTTTTTCATTTGCTTTGCTTAATGCTACTGCTTGAATAATTGATGAGAAGATTTTGTTTCGGTTAGGAACAACTGTTTCTTTCATATTTTCCTGTTGATAGTGACCCTCAGGTACCTCATCACCACCTTCTACAAGGGCACTATTAAGCATAGGGGCTAAACCATCAAGTTTAATTACCCCATACTCTACATCATAATCATCCATAATAAGGATGTTTACTAATGCTTGAGCTCGTTCAAGTTCTACTCTATGTTTTTGTCCGTAATCAAAGCTAAGGGCTGTAACTTCATACCCATCTGCTAGTAATCTAAGGAGGACCGTGCTTGAGTCCATACCCCCTGAGAGGCTAAGTACTGCTTGTTTTTTCATGCTAAATTATTTATCAATTTAAAAAATGTTGTGTTGTGTGTTATTTTATTATATACTTTTTCGTCCCAAGATGAAGTCATTATTTCATCTATTTTAGTTTTTGGTTTTTTGTCTAGCCCCCAGTTATTATAAAGGGTACCATCAAACGCTGCCATAATAGGATTTGAAGTATCAATACTTTCAATTTGTTTTATATCTTTATAATATATGAATTCTTGTGGGAGAGAACAACCTAAAAGGTGAATTCTATCTGAGCTTCCAATGAGTCCCATTTTAATCATTTTAGTAATTACTAATTGTCGTCCTAAAGCCTTACCAATGTGAAGATTAGGATGGGGGAATATATCGTTATAATAGCTAGCCCCATAGCTAAATGCTATCTTGGTGTACCCTAGCAGTTTATATGTGTGATAACACTTTACTACGTCATTAAACGATTTACCTTGTACAACAGCAACCTTTTCTACGCCTTCAGGTAGTTCAATAAAACTCCACTCCTTAGCATTACGCATAGACTTGATAGCATCCTCCCAAGCGTCTGGAACGATAAATTCGTTAGGTTTAATTTCTTCAATAATCGAAATCATTCTACCCTTTGAATAAGGTACTCCAAGTTCATGGAGAGAATTATCCATAATAGTATGTCTACTTCTATTATTTACAAAAAATGCTTTGTACTCCTCATACTCATCATATAAATGAGGGAGGAGATAGTCGTAATTATTGTATTCTAAACTAGATTCTAGATACGCTATAGGTACTTCGTGTGATACTTTCATTTTGAATTTTTATATCGCCAAATATACGAACAAGAGGTAGCATTCCCACCTTTTTTTAAAGCATTATTAATAGCTGTTGGGTTACCTCCTAATACTTTAGATGCAGTTTCTTGGCTGGAATATTCGGCTATAAAATTTCCTGCTTTATCATATGCCAAAATGGGTTTTTCATTAGCAGGTTTTGGTTTACCCTTAGTTGATTGACTAATTTTTAATTTATTTTCTTCACTCCTTGTTTTCCCTTTCCAATGAGAAGGTTTACCTTTTTTAGAAAGACTTAATTTTTGTTTATGTTCTTCACTATAAGTTTTTCCTTTCCAATGGGAATTAACCCTTTTACCTTTATTTTTTTTACTTGATTCACTAATTTTCTTCTTACTTTTATCAGTGTGTAAAGTTACACCTCCTCCCCCTCTATTACCATTTAATCCCTCTGTGTAGGAATTAAATTGGGATATATAGTATTTTTCTTTATTAATTAAATCATCAGTATACTCCAATATTTCAAATTCATGATTTTCCCATCCATATTTTATTAGAGATTCTAATAAATTAGGTTGAGTTTTACAAACAAAATTTTGATATTGTTGTTGTCTTTCTTCTACATTATGGGAGCACCCCACATAAATCAAATCTTCAGGATTTGTAATTTTATAAATACCGCTTTTCATTGGTGATAAATATGTGGGAGACAATAAAAAATGAGGAAGGCAATAATTAGAAAGGAGAATCGGAACTATCCGCTTTTATTTTAGGTGGTCGTCCTCTACGGGGCATGGAAGAGGGACGATTAAATTTATGGTATTTGGATTCACATTGAATATAAAAATTCCTTAACGTACCATCAAATTCAAGTAGCTCGTTTTCGTAATTTTCTTTAGTCATTTTGAATGTGTTAAGAAAATCACGTTGAAGTTGTTGTAAATTTTCCTTTTCATACTTTTCATGATCCTCACGTAAACGACGTCTGCGATTTCGATCTACAGTAGTCTCACTAGCCCATTCATTTATGTCTGGGAATTCAGTACGTTTGTGTTCTATTTCCCAATCGCAGTAATAAATCTGCCATCGATAGGGACTATCATCGTAGTCACCGTTTTCGATTTTGTCGATTAGGGGAGAGTAATTGTGAAGGGCTTTATTTTTACGAGCCCATCGACGCCACCAGAAAAATTGATTGTAATTAAGCTTTTGTAGCTTGGACAAATTCTTTTCGATAACTGCTATTGAATGCATATTGTAAATATACGCATGAATTTTTACTATTCCAAATTTATCTTTTACCTCCGTGATATTCTTTGGCGTGTCCTTCTTCTATAAGAAGTTGATTAACATTAATGTGGTTGTTAACGCTCTTAGTAAGTTTTATTTCTCCTAAACACCTTCCGTATTTGTCTACACCTTTAGATTTCAATTCAAACTCACCATTTGTTGATTCTAAAAGTTCAATCAGGCGGGATTTTGCTTTTAGTCCTTTTTCTTTTTCAACTAAATCCCTAGTTCGAGATTCAAATGCATCTATCCCATCTAGTCTAATGTTTACCCTTTTCCAGGTATCAAATCCTAAGTCTACTAAGGCATATATTGTATCACCATCTACAACTCTTTCTAATTGGGCTTGGTAATAATAGAAAAACATTTAATGTTTATGTTGGTCGATTTTATCTAAAATTTGTTTTAGTACCTTAAGGGGGACTAAACCTAACATAGAGGCATTTTTTAAAATGCTTAGTATTTGAAATATTAAGAATGGAATTAAAATGGTTTCACTTAACCATTCAGTTCCTAAAAATGCTTTTTCTATAGTAAGGATTGCTGTGAGTAATAATATCCAAAAGAAGAGGGATTTAAGAACCTTCAATGCTTTGAAAGTCTTAAATCCTTCTCTTTTAGATCCTGCCCATACTCCGAAGAACCCATCAACAAGTAGTACTGAAACTAGTGCTACATACTGCTCAACATTGTCGAGCGTTAGATTCATAAAGTAAGAGCAAATAAACGCGCAGGTTGTAGATGCCGAGAGTATAATTCCCGTTGAAGTTGTTTTCATGTAAATTCTTGAGTCGTAAAAATTACCATTAAATTAAATACAACCCTTCCTCTACCACCCTTACTTTAAATTATGCTGCTTTTTCAGCTTTAGCTTTATCAATTACAGACCAGACACCACCAATAATGGTCATTGCTGCTCCAAATAATTCTGCGAATAACGCATCATCAATTACACCTTGTGTTACTAGCACACCTCCTAAAAAGGTTAATGCGTGTCTAACAATTCCTAATGTTTTTTCTTTCATAATATTATGTTTTAAAATTCGTGTATAAATATGTCAACAGAGTGAAAAATTAAAAGACATCGCTAGCCGTCACAACTCTGACACTCTGAGGTTCTAGAGCCCAAATCGCCCTTTATTACGCTGTCCGTGCGGAGATAATAGAGTGTTTTGATCCCTAATTTCCAAGCTTCAGTATGACATTGATTAATCCATTTAGGAGAATCGGTAGGGTCAAATGAAAGATTTAAAGATTGAGTTTGATCAATGTACTTTTGTCGGGTAGCTGCTTGTCTAACTAATTCAAGTTGATTTACTTCGCTAAATGTTAAAAATACTTCCTTCTCTTCAGGAGTTAATATACTGTCTGGGAGGTTTTGGATAGAACCATTATCTGCTAAGATAGCATCCCAAGTTTTTTCAGTATTATTTCCTTTCTCTTCGAGTAAAGCTTCTAATTCTTTATTTTTTACAATAAAGGTACCTTTAGCTCCATTAAAAGTATAGATATTAGCGGGGATAGGTTCAATACCTGCTGAACATCCATTTAATCTTGAATTTGATACAGTAGGAGCAATAGCTAATAAGTGAGTATTTCTCATACCAGTACCCTTACACCAGGTAGGTTCACCATATTCTTGAGCTAATTCTCTTGAAGTAGCTTCTGCTTTTTGTCTAATATCACTAAATAAAGTATGGGTCCAAGCTGTTGAAGATATAGAGTTAAATGGTAAGTTTTTCTTTTGGAGAAAAGTATGCCATCCCATAACTCCTAACCCAAGTGCTCTACCTTTTAAAGCATGTCTGTGAGTACGAGCCATTGAGTCCTTACCATTTGACTTGTCTATAAATTCTTGCATAACCCCATCAAGGAACCTGATCGAGGTTTCAACAACATCTGTGTCCTTCCACTCATCATACTTTGCAAGGTTGAGAGAACTAAGACAACAGATGAAAGAATGTTCTTCATCGGTGTGTAATGTTATCTCTGTACAGATATTAGTCATACTAACGTCTAGATTGTTCATTCGATATGCTAGAGGATTATCTCTATTAACATTATCTTTAAACATGATATAGGGTTCACCCGTTTCTACACGCGTCTTAAGAATTTCCAGCCATAGCGTCATAGCTTCGGAGTCTCTGTCATGTAGACGCTTCATAAACGTATCATCCACAACTACACATTGGTGTAAGTTAAGACATTGACGGTTAGGATCACCTTTAGGTCTACGAATCTGCATAAATTCCTTTATATCAAGATGATTGATATCTAAATTTACGGAGGCAGCACCCCTTCGAACTGATCCTTGATTAGTAGCAATAATTGCTGAGTCATAGATTTTACACCAAGGTACTACTCCTTCACTCTTACCATTTCCAGTAATAGTAGTTCCTCTAGGACGTATTCTACTAACTGAAATTCCTACACCACCCCCTAGGGCAGTTAGTTTCATGAGTTCCGCATTAGTAAGACCAATTCCACGGACTGAATCAGGAGTATCAATACCAAAACAAGATATGGGCAAACCACGATCGGTTCCGGTGTTAGATAGTACCGGACTAGCCAAACCAATCCAACCATTCCAAATATACTTAAAAAACTTATTTTCAAGTTCTGGGCGATGTATTCTGTCTGCGACCGCTTTGGCAACCCTTCTATATGCTTTTTTAGGTGTTTCATCCGGTAATAAGTATCCTTTAGATATTGTTGCTAGTCCTACTTCGTCTAACCATTCAGGGTAGTCTTTTCCTTTTACCCAGTTTGTTGTATCTGCTGTTAAGTTTCCGTCCATAATTATTGTTTTTTTATTGCTCCTACTTGATATCCTTGCATTACCATGTCATAAAGTTCATTATAAAAATTAAAAAAAACTTGTATTCCTAACATAGGGGAAGATACTATATGGGATTGTTTAGGGTCTTTCCACCCATAATCATCAAATATTATCATACCTCCGGGGTTTAGTAGTTGGTGGGAGTAATAAGCATCTACTAAAGTATCATCGGATCTATGAGAAGCATCTACATAAATAAAATCATATTTTTTACCTTGTTCTACTAATTTAGGAAGTTGGAGTTGAGATATGTTTTGATAAATGCTAAAATTAATCTTAGAATGGAAAGAGATATTATGTTTAAAATTATTAAAAATAAAATTATCTTGAGCTAATCTATCTTTAGTACCTAGCATTCCACTTTCTTCTAAAGAACCTCCAAAGGTATCTATTACATCATAGATTATATCTTTTTTTAAAAAATTATCTAATAAATACGTTGTAGCTCTTCCTTCATAACAACCTATTTCTAGTACATTATTTATACTATGATCTTTTAGGTATTGGGGAAATAATTGTTCCCAATTTGGTATGGAGGCATCAAACCAAGTTTCTGTAAAAGTATATTTTTCTGGGTATGTATACATTGTTTTATTTCTTAAAATATTGATTCGTCCCAATTATGTGTACCTTTAGAGTAATTAGTTACTCTACTTGCAAAGAAGTCAGTGTGTTGTTTACCTGCTGATAAAGAATCAAACCATTTCATTCTTTGTAGTGCAGTTGGATCAATTCCATTAACTACACCTTCGTAACCTAAGTCTCCCATTTTTGTATTAACCCTATGTTTAATAAATGAGATTAAATCTTCTCTATTGCATCCCTCTAAATCACCCATTTCATAAACTTTATTAATAAAGTCAATTTCAAGTTGAAGTGAGAGTAAAGCAGCCTCAGTTATAGCTGTCTTAAGTTCGGGTGTTTTTAATTCAGGGTTTTCTTCGATTAAGGTTCTAAATAACCAACATCCTGCTTCGGAGTGCATTGATTCATCTCTAATGGACCATTCAACAATTTGTCCAACTCCTTTAAGTTTGTTTCGCATTTTAAACGATAATAATATAGCGAAACTTGAAAATAGATTAACTCCTTCGGTAAAGGCCGAGAATATGGCCAAGCTCTTAGCAATTTCGTGCCAATCTTTTTCATCACCAAAACTATCCCTAACAGACATAAGGTTTTCAATTTTAGCCATCGTAGTTTCATCTTCAAGAAACTCTGAGAAGTCGTCCAGTCCAAGTTCTTCATTTAATAGTGAGTATGCTTCGGCGTGGATAGTTTCCATAGCACCAAAGGTGGTCGCCATTGCTATGATTTCTGGTTTTCTAAACCATTTAGTTACCAATCCAGTCCAATAGTCGTTTACTACTGTTTCTGTTTGAGCAAATCCTTTAAGGATTGATCCAATTATATTTTTTTCTGTTTCGTTTAGATTTTGTTTCCAATCGTTTATATCACTCATCATTGGGACTTCGGTATGAATCCAATGTGCTTGGTGTTGTTTAAGCCAATAATCGGCTGCTTCAGGATATTCGAAAGGTTTGTAGACGATTCTCTCCTCTTTTATGTTCTTTTGAGACATTATTAAATTTTAGGTGTTTAGTGAAAAAAACTGTTGCGCTAATGCGTCTCGATCTAGAGTATTAAGATTTGTATTTGGGAGTTGTTGAACAGGGGCGGGTGCATCGCTATCATCAAAGTGGTGGTCTGAGACTTCAAAATGTCCTGTAGAAGTATCTGCTACCACTGAAAATGTCATTCCATCCATTCCGTATCTGTTTTTCATAATGTGAAATCTTCCTGTTCCATTTACTTTATCCTCCTTTTTACGTGAAAGAGATATAGCAATGTCGGTAACCATCATTTTGTCATAGCTACCGGCAGCTTTATCACCCTCAATTACATCATCTTTTGCTCCAGCTCGATTTACTTGAGAAACAGACCAAACTGGTAACTGTAATTCTTTAGCGAGCCCTTTAGTGCTTAGATAAATATCGTCTATTTCTCCTTTTCTATCACTAACTCGTTTTTTAGATGAAAGTAAGTCAACATAGTCAATAAGAATTAAATCAGGTGCAAATTCTAAATCTTGACACTTTTGAATATGCGATCGAAGAGTATTAACTGTGGCCATTCCAGGTGAGAACTCTTTAATAATAAGTTGGCCTGGGAGTTGTTCTACTACTTCATCAATTCTAGCCCTATGTTTAGATAGCGTATCTACCGGCTTACCTGTGAAGAATGCATCGTAGCGTCGCCCTACATAATCTTCGCCAAGTTCTAAAGTATAATGCAGTACATTATAACCCATTTTCACGGCGTACCCACCAAGAGCAACCAAAGTCCATGACTTACCTCCTCCAGGATTACCAAATATAAGACCAAAATCTCCGTTACCAAGACCCCCCTGCATAAATTCATTAAATTTTTCCCAAGGAGTAGGGACAACTTTTCTAGCATCTTCTCTATAACGAGCTTCAGTGTCTTTAAGATATTCATGTCCTATGTTTTTATCATTACCTGCTTTTAAAGCATTATCAATAAGTCCTCTAATAGATTCAAAATCACCCGAGTTAAGTAAATCTACACTATTAAGGAGGGCTTTTTTAAGTTGTTGATTTTTACAAAATGAAGAAAATTCCTTTTCAATATACTCTAAATCCGCTGTTGAGGATTGGTAAGCCTCACGAAGTTGTTCTTTAATTGAGAGTTGTAATACTTCATTTTCAACTTTTTTCATTTCTACTTTCAATACTTCCATTGTAGGAGTAGTATTGTATTGTTCGTAGTAATCTAAAATATGTTTAACAACCCATTTATGTGCTTGATTGTCAAAATATTCTTCACTCAATACATCATGCATTTGTTGGAGAAACTCCTTATGCGTAAGGAGTGAAGATAAAACCTTTATTTGAAAGGCTGTGCCGTATGTGGAAAGAGAGTTGAGAGTCAAAACTTTAATGTGTTAATCGTGTAAATGTATCCTTTAACCAAAACTCTGTATTTTTAATATGGTGGTTTAACCCATCTTCACTGTATAAACTCATGAATTCCAAGATACGAAGTTCATTAAGCGGTTCCAATGGTAATTGAGAAAGATATTCCTTTTCTTCATCTGAGACCATGGGGGCTTCTAAATCCATAATTTTTTTAGTATTAATTAATCTTTCCCAATCATGAACTACTCTGGCAAATACTACACTATCTTTTAAGCGTTCTACACTTAAATCATATAACCTATCAAACGGCATTACGCCTTCTGCTAATTCAGGGAATCTTTTAAGCACTCCTTTTTTACCCAATCCTTTAATACCTGGTACTTTATCTGAGGCATCTCCTAGTAGAACTTTATAATGAATAAAATTTTCAGGAACAATCCCAAATTTTTCTTTCACAGTAGCCACATCATAAAATTCTCTTTCTATAGGGCGATAGACTGTAATGTTTTTATCTACTAATTGGAGGAAATCCCTATCACTAGAAACAATATATGATTTTGAATCAAATCTTTTAGACATATCCTTAGCCATATATGCTATAATATCGTCTGCTTCTAATTTGTCAATAGAAACAGTTTTAATAGGTAAGCATTTTAAGTATTGGATAAGCCTTGTGATTTGGTCTACTTTAGAATCATTTTCCTCGTCAATATTATCAAAGGCATCCCAATTAGTAATACGATTAGTATGTCTTCCAGATTTATATTCGGGAAGTAGGTACCTCCTATTAGTGGAGGCACCTACCCCATCGAATACAACGTACATGGCAGTTGGTTGGATTTGATTTATAAGAGCACCTAAAGAACGGAGAAAGCCTGCTAAGCCTCCTATGTGGTTACCGCTCCCGTTTATAAAATTTAGTACGGCAAAGTTTCTCAAAAATAAATTGAGACCATCTATGAAAATAACTCTATCGTGTTGCCCGGGTTTGGCAGAACTTTCCCCTTGCTCAATGTTATTGAGCATCTTTAAGTAATCTTTTTTAATCATTATTCAGGTTCTTTTTCGAAGTGTGAAATATCTTGTATTTCTTGGTCTTCAGATATAATATCAAAATCAGTACCTCCTAAAATCTTAGCCCACGCTTGAGAATGGTCAGTTTTATATTGTTTGATTTCTTTATCATCATCGTTAATAAACCCGTGTGGTGTCATAACAATTTTACCTCGTGTAGTAACTCCATTAATGTGGTTTTTATCAATCTGTAGGTTAGTGCGTTTAGCAAATTCTACCTGCTTACCATCTTTAATTGCTTTAATTTTAGAGGTACCTGCATTCATAATATTACCAAATGTTACTACAAATGTTGAATCAAACCACATAGCATATCCACCCTTGTTCATCAATTTGGGTTGACCCATAGGCGATTCTGCCTTTGCAGTCCAAACCTTATTGATACAAACTAAAGTATTAGTATAAGGGCTACTTTCTTTACGTGAAAGAGTAATACGTTGATTTACGTTGTTACCAAACTGTGTAGACATCGCACCCGCATTCCACTCATTATTGTTTTTATTAGACTTAATGGACATTTCGCAAGGTACTGAACCAATTGAATCCCATAAAAATAACAAATCATAAGGTAAATCACCTTTTTTCTGTTCGTCTAATAAATCTAAAATAAATGCGGCTACGTCTTCAATAGAATTAATAGTTTCTCTATCCACATAAATGAACTGACCACTATAATTTAGAATTTCACCAGTCTCTTCATCGACTTCAGTATCTAATTCTAATCCCATTTGTTGAGCATGTTCCCAACTCCATTTCATCTCAGTAATAATAAATACTGGAAGAATTTTACGTTTTTGAGCAGCTACGGCTGTTTCAATTAAAGCCGTTGTCTTACCTGTGTCCGAGTGTCCTCTTAATAGGACAATATGTCCTTGAGGAATCCCAGGAATTGAAGTTACGTCTTGGAATGCTTGTGAGAGAGGAATCCATTGTTGGTCTTTAAACTTAACATTTGAGTTAAGCATTTTCTTCTCTTTAAACTTTCCAAGATCGAAGTTTGACTTCAATTCCTGGGAGACTGCAGCTGTTAGTGATGCTTTCTTTCCTCTAGGCATTAGCTGAATAATTCGTCAAATTTATCAACTTTTGTCTCTTTAAGGGGGGCCTTTGCAGTGTAATTGTTTTGAGACCCCCCTTTATCAAAAGGGAGATCGCTAGAGCTTCCTTCGTTAGTAGTTTCTTCTTCAGGAGCTAGGAATGTTTGAAGATTACTCTTCATATCTTCAAATGAGTGACGCTTGAAGACTTCAGTTGGATTTGCTTGATCCTCTAACCATTTCTGGATTTGGTCAGGCTCGCCAAGTGGTGTTTGCTTCGTTTTAACACGAACCGAAGACTTGTTATAAGCGGTACCTGTAACATCAGGGCCTACAGTATCTACTGTAATGTCTCGTCCTTGATGGATGTCAGTATAATCACCAATATCTTCATCATCAGCTAGTGAAAGGAATTCTAGGTAAGTATTCTTACCGAACTGCCAAAGCTTAACACCTTGGTCTTCTTCCCCCCGAACAACTACGGGAACGAAAACACGCATTTTGGGGTCAAGCTTCTTAGCCAAACGCCAGTTTTCCTTATCGCTTGTTGTACGAAGTTGTTTCGCAAACTCTACGATTGGGTCCTTTTCATCAAAATTAATTGGTGAAATCATTGTACGTTCTCCAATCCCATAATGGAAGTATACTTCCGTAAAAGGATTAGACTTATTAAATTTGTTGGGAACAATACGAACTGTTTGTTTACCAATACTTGGTTTCCAAAACAAGCTCTTGCTGTTGTTTCCGTCTCCCTTGTTTGTTTGCTGCAAGGAGTTCAGCTTACTGCGAATTGCATTTAAATCCATGTGTAACTAAAATTTTAAAAATGTAACTTATTGCGTAAATATACGAACGCTAACTCAAAATACCAAATTATAGTTCAATAATTTGATGAATTTTTGTCTTTAATTGATTCAACTCGTTGTGCTGGGTGAGTAAAATTGTATTGCGATAATGTTGCCAATTGACTTTATATCGTACATCTACTACTCCTCCATTTAACAGTTTTATTAGCTCATTTAGAGCATTTATTGTGTAAAGAGTATTGGACTCTTTTTTTCTATGTACTAAAATAGTGTTGGGTAAAATTGCTTCTATACTAGAAGGTTCTACATTATAAGTACAGACATACTCGTCATTACTTTTTATATGGAGCACAAAAATTTTCTTATAAAGAATGTCGTAGCTAGATTTCACCTCCACTAGCGTTTTCTCCAACTCCTCTAATGTAGTAAAGGTGCAAAATAGCTTGTTATTCATGTATATAAATATTATACCCTCCCTAAAGAACCATAGGTGCTACCTGCGTCAACTTTTGTATTAAATTTAAATTCTTTGAACGTGTCCAAAATACACTCTATTGCCTCTTTCTCGGATTTATCCACATCTAAAAGAAATGAATCGTATGTGTAGTGAACTATACGGGTATTTTTATTCTTTAATATAGATATAATTTTCTCTAAAATAAGAACATTATAATACGTTTCCGTATTTTGAAGTATGTAATTAAACAGTTTCTCCTTCTTCATATCCGTTTTAAAGACGTATCCAGACTTACAGACAACTTCTTCTTTCCTACTTATATCATCTATATATTTTCCTACTCGCTTAAAGAATTCTAAGTCTTTGTAGTTATCAAATACTCCTCCGTACAGCTGTTTGAACGTTAGTTCTTTAGCTTTCTTATAATCTACTCCGTACATATCAGCAAACGCTTGGTGTATGTCCTCGTGTTCGAATTCATAATCTACTAATTGTGCCGCTAGTGTAGGGTGGTAAGCACTAATGTCGATCTCCATTAAGAAATCATTATCGGGAATAAACGCATCCCTACATCCTGTTTTTTTATCTAAAGCAGCATAATTGATTCCCCCAAATGAGTTTGAAGGTCTCGTAGTTGTCGTTTTTAGGTTAAACTGGGAGTAAGTCCAATCTCGTTCTACACCAAAATGTTCTTCAAAGAGTTTAGGATCAACTCTAATTCCTTCTGCTTCAATCCAATAGAATACATTTGTCGCCTTGTGGTTGTAAAACTCAAAGTGCGGTGGTTTATCCATAGCGAACACATGTTTAACAGCGTTGTATAGCGTTTCACAGCGTTCATAATGCTTTACTATCGGTATGATGCTACCTATGTTGGCTATGTGGGGGTATTTGTTATAGAAGAAATCGTGGCACGGGAACGAGTCGGGTATATCTGTAGGAGATATGAAATGTATGTCGCTAAGCTGCTTTAAAGGTACTATATGGAGAAATTCCTTTCTATCTCTTACAAATATTTCTTTAAATCCTCCTAATAATTCGTATACTTTAGATGAGTCACATGAAGTAGCTTCACTATGATTTATATTAAGAATAAAACCTTTTCTATGATTAATTTCTCTAATATAGAATCCTACTATACCCCTTAAAAAGGGGTGTTGATTGTCATTAGAGAAAAGGGGTTCAACGAATACTCGTTTAAATCCCTTTTCTTTAAATTCGTTTAGTTGTTTGTTATTTTCTATGAGCCAAAACACATCACAAGATACGATCGATTCCTTCAATTACCAAGTCAGGAGTAATAGTCTCTATTTTATACCAATCTTCCATTAAATTTATTTTTTGGAAGGGATACCAATTCCAATTTGAAACATCCATTCTATGGGTGCTAAAATATCCTGAAGGGGAGGTGTCATTGTATATTCGGGTGGTGTTTGATTTGAACTCACAATGATTTGGGTGGGTAAATGAAGAGATTAAAACTGTAGGGATGTTTAGAGCCCATGCTATCCAGGAAAGACCAGAACTAATACTAACATGGAATTCTGCCCCACTAATTATAGACATTACTTCATCTAGGGGTTTGTTGTGGAAGTGGTAATCACATTGAGGGGAACTATTCATAAAATTTTTAATTCCAAAATTTTTATGTTGGTCTACTGCTATTACTTTATATCCTTTGTTTTGTAGATGCTTTACAATTTGTTCCCAACCCCCAGGATAATTCCAATATTTGCATTGTGATGTAGATTGGATAGCAATAGTTACGTATTTTTCTTTTATGGGGGAAATATTGGGAGATTTAAATCTAGGTATAATTTCTTTATATTCTAGTCCTAAAATATCAGATGATGTTTTTTGAAGAGGTTGGGTTTTAATATTATGGGGGTGATAAGAAGTATTAATTTTATCATTTTCATAATACCACCCTATTCCATAAGAAGTATGTAAATCTCCTACAGGGGTGCCAGGGGATACAAATTCTATTTGGGGATATTTTGACTGGAACCAATCGTTATGGAATGTAGAGCAAGTGACTTTGCAGTTATGTTTTTTTCTAAATTCTTCTACATAAGGGAACCATGCAATGGTGTCACCTATAGATTTACTATCTAAGTGTATGTAAACTTTTTTATCAGCTAGATCGAAAATATGCTCATGAATTTTAGTATCGTTTTCCCAAATTTCTACTCTCCATTTTATAAAAGATTTATAATTGGGGGAAGTCCACATATTATTGGTAATAATACCCTCATGGATTAACTTATTATTAATATCATTATAAAATTTAATTTGGTAATCTTGATTTAGGGGGCCTAGAATTTCACACTTTGCTCCATCTGTAAAGTCAAGGAGAATTTCGTTTTTAAGCTTTTTAGTTTTAAAATCTTTTAAGGTATCTATGCCTATTTCTGCTACCTTATCCCAATTAAAATCTCGATGGATTAGTTTTGCTTCTTCTAAAGCCCGTTTTTTATGGTCTGTGTAGTTTTCAAAAGCGTCTCTCATTACACGTGCTAAGTCTTGGAAATCGGGTTCATAGTAATTACCTACTGAAGAATTAAAATGGTTATAATCAGCATCCATTACGGGTTTTTCTCCTAATATCTTTACAGGAAGACCCTTTCCTTCAGCAAATTCCATTTGACCACTACATGCTGAATAGATTGAAGGAGTACCACAAGCCATAGCCTCAATTAAGGGTAAATTCCATCCCTCACTTCTAGCACAGGATACAAATACATGACCATTTTTTAAATAAGTAATATAATCTTCTCTTGAGGGAAAATGTTTAATTTTTATTCTTTTATCAACAAGCCCATTGTGTTCTAAACGTTTTTCTGTAGTGCCGTGATTATCGCCTGAGAAGGGGTTATCAACTGATATAATTAAGTCTATAGGTTCGGATGGGTCAAATTCTTTAAGAAAAGTCTCTATAATTTCTTTAGTAGATTTTCTGTAGTCCCATCTCCCAAATAAAACAAATTTAAATCTTTTATCTTTGTAATCTAGTTTTTTAGAAAAAGGAGAAGGTTTAAAAGTATTAATATCTACCCCTTCAGGTACTACTTTAACCATATCAGGATCTGCTCCTTGTTTTATAGTACATTCAGCTTGCCATTTTGAGGGAACCCATATTTGATCATACTCCAATAACTTTTTAAAAAAATGAGGAGGTTGGAGGGTAGATTCCCAAACATTATAGGCAATTTTGGGTTTGTTATAAGAATTATAAAAGTAGTGATGGTCTGTTTCTACTAAAACTAAATCAATATCTTGCTCAAACTTATTTTTATAATTGGGGTATATGGGAAATTCATCTCGTGTGTTCTTTCCCGTAGTTAGGGTTTGTTCTACTAATAATTTTTTATCTAAATTATCAAGGTATAATTCACCGTTGTGGGGTTCATCATTATTTCCTTTCCAACTTTTTCCTACAGTAAAATTACGAATTTTTAAATCTACTTTTTCAGATAATTTTCTAAAAAAATCTCTAGAATGGTGATTATATCCGGTGGTTCCTATGTAAGAACAATGAACCTTTAATTTAGGTAATGACATAACAATTAATATAATTAATCTAATTTAGGAAAACAAATTATTATAGGAGAGTCTTAAATTTATAGTTCTACCCAATCGTTGGATGGGTTAAAGAATACTAGGTTTGTGCCTACTTTATATCCCATTATTCTAACTACATCACCCGCTGCCGTAGGGGCTGTTGTAGTTAATCTTCCTGTAGCTGTTGATAGATATACTACATCTCCTACTGACCCTCCAGGATCAGCAAATACATAGACAATGCCACGTATTACCATACCAGTATTAGAGTTGGTTGAGGTTGATACTCCCATAAATCCTTTAGAAGTTGATACGGCATCGGCATCTGAGAAAGTCCAAGCAGAACTACCAAGATAATAAACTCCTCCTGCTACAACTGTGTTACTATAAAAAGTAACTGTTTCAGCATTAAATCCCTTATCGCCTGCAGATGATGCAGGACCCGCTGAGGATGCTATTTCACCTACTTCTAAAACAGATCCATTACCTGAAATGGTACTTGTAACAGTAATATCTCCGACAACAGACATAGTTGAGCCATTAAATGTAAAATTAGATTCAGCATTTAGAGTACCATTACCTACTGCTGTTACTACTCTATTATTAGCATCATTTGCTATTGTAGGAGAAGTACCTGATGTACCTGAAGTACCTGAGGAACCGTCAGCACCGCTAGTTCTAGTTTTTACGTTACCACTACTATCTACTGTAAGGAATGTAGTTTCACTACCCACAGGAATAGAAGTAAATTGAGCATTTGATGCTGTTATAAATCCTCCAGCTTTAATATTATCGGATACTTCTAATTTTTCACTAGGTGAAGTAGTACCTATACCAAAATTACCTGTAGTATTGATATAACTATCCTTTGAGGCATAAGTTCTAAATACTATTTTTTCTGTATCATTATCAAAGATACGAAGTTCCCCAGCATTTGTATCAGGAGGTGCTTGTGTATCATTTCCAATTTTAATAATATTTTCATCCGCTTCATTTTTTATAAAAATTCGAGGATTTTGAAAACCCCCCATTTCTATACTAGAACTAACAGCTATTCCAATATTTTGGCTATCGTTAGCAAAAAGTCCGTGCCCTATTTCAATAGCTTTTAAATCCCTTTCAGGGAGGTTAGGTCCATCTACTTCCAATACTAAAGACCCATATTGAAATGATGATTGTTCTCCTAATACTCTAGAATATATAGCTCCGGTACTTCCGGATACTAATAATTTACTTCCACTAAGTGCAGTATCTTCTATAACAAATGCTAATCTACTAGATTCAGCTCCTTCAGTAACGGAGCCACTAGGTACTGATAATATAAAATCAGGGGCCTCTTTACTAGAACCTTGTCCTGTTTTAAGTTCAAAAGTAGAAGCAGGTTTATCAGTTCCTATGCCTATTCTCGCATCATCCCCTGATTTGGAAATAAAAAGGACTTCTTTAAGAACTTCATTAGTTTCTCCTACTAAAAATTTTATAGCTCTACTAGCTGTATCATAATTTATTTGGGCTGAGGCGCTTACAGGTTGTAGGGATCCTGAGATTGAAGCACTAGCGTCTGTATTAAAAAAATATATGTTGGGGACAGGGGTAAGTAATACTCCACTTCGAGGGTCGGGGGAGGATGAAGTAACACTACTTAAAGTAATTTGACCCCCTCCTATTACAAGATTAGGACCATGGTCATTCCCTCCTCCTCCGGTAGGTTCATGAGTATCGTCACCATCAGATCCTGAGGGGTAAATTGTAATGTCTTTATTGTAAATTATATAATTATTAGGGTATTCACTTTGAGGTAGAACTCCTAATAAGAATATAGGTTTTTCTGTTTCTTGGGGGGTTACAAACGTGTATGCTAAGGATCCTTGTTCTCTAAATCCTGAGGTAGCATTAATTCCAGTTAAACCGTTGTAATCTAAGGGTTGGTTTGATAAAAAGAGAGAGGTGTTAGTAGTAATAAACCCATTATCCGTTACTCCTTGGAGAGTATATTCGACATCTGCTACTCCACTACCGGCATCACTGACGTCACCATTTACAAAATTAAGTGTAGTTGTAGGGTTAACAGTAGCTGTAATAGGGGTAGTTTTGGTAATTAAAGTTCCTCCTCCTCCAATAGAACTTGTTAAGGCAAAACTACCACTTGAAGCGTCCCATATAACCGCTCTATCTACAGAGGGAAATTCGGTAGGATCTAGTTCTACTTTTACATTATAATTAGTTTTTGTAGCCATTGATTATAAATATAAATAGTTTAAGTAGCAGCAATTTTAATACAATATTCAGCTGTTAGGTATTTAACAGGTTCATAACTAGCAAGCAAGCTAGCAGTTAAAGCGGCATTTAAAGTAGTAGTTAAAGAAGCATCTAGAGAAGCAGTTAAAGAAGCATTAAGTTCTTCAACATTCCACAATGTAGAATCTATTGTAAGGGTAGGAAAGTTAGATCCTAAAAGGGGACCTCCAACTATACCTGTTAAAATGGATCCTGTTAAACTTGCATCTAGATTACAACTCATTATATTGGTCTGTACCCATCAGAAGTAAATATTGATTTCTTAGGTATGAAGGTCCCTACGGCTGCTACTAAACTTGTATCTTCATCACCCGTAGGACTAACTACTAATTCGGTATAATATGTTACGTTTTCTGTTAGGACTCCACCACTATTTACAAAATCCGCTTGGGTAAAAAATACTTGGATTTGAGTTCCTCCGTTGGGGATAACAACTTGGAAGGGTGAAGAAGGCATACCTGGTACCCATACACTTGTGCATTTCTCTAATACTGATACTCCTCCTTCAGTTAAAGAACACCCCCACCATGCATCCCAGTTAGTATCAAAGTTGGAAGTTAAATCTGTGAAAGTATATAGTAAAAGAAAAGTATCGTCTTCAAATTTTATAAAGTCTTGATTAAAAGATGCCATTTTTTATTTTTTATATTATATTAATAAATATTGTAATGATTAGGGTCTATATCCTTCAGCACTAAAAATTGAGGGTCTTACTTGTAAAGTACCTTGAGCTATTACTTGGGTAGGTACATTGTAGATAGCACTATAATTTAAGGTTTCACCTGCAATCAATTCCCAATAATAAGTTTCGCCTGTTTCTAAGGGGCCTCCACTAGCTTCGTAATCATCTTGGGTAAATTCTACAGTAACAAGAGCAGGACCCGTTCCATTATCTGTAGCAGTAAGGTATATGTTTCCTGTAGAGGGAGGTATTTCCGTTGGGAGATTATTGGATGTTAAAGTTATAATAGCATCTGTAGTACTTCCAAGAGCAGATGATGGTAGGGTTAAAGTGTCTCCATCTTCATATCCTACTCCTCCATCATTTATAAAAGCATAAGTGATCACACCCGCAGTTTGTTGAGTAGTAATTTTAGCCCCACCACCATCTTCTCCGGGTAGAGTGGGTATGGTGTATTGAAAAAGATTGATGGTTGCATCTGTTGTATTAGTAGTAATAGAACTTAATATGTTTCCTGTAAAGATCCCTCCATCCCAGTTACTATTTGCCTTTTCTAAAATAGAAACACCTCCAAAAGTGGTAGAACATCCCCACCAAACATTATCATCTGCTGCTAAGTTATATTGAATATTATATTGAATAGGAATTACAGGAAATTCTACATTAAAAAATTCATCTTCAAATGTTATGATTTGTTGATTAAATGTATTCATTTTTTAATTATTACAAATCGTTAAAAATTCTAAATGTTAATGAATGCTTGTAGAATAAGCTATAATCAAGAGTATTGTATACTTTAAATCTTAGAATGTTGTTTGTAACATCAACATCCTCTGCTTGAATGTATATTTGTTCCAAGTTTAGTCTGGATTTAGTGTATTCAGGAACTAAGTATGGGATCGTAAGGTTTAACACTACATCATCGGTGGATGTTGTTCCTCCTATATCGGCCCCATCAATTGTGATTGCTGTAGTTGTTGAATATCCACTTCCCCCATCTGTTACTATTATTGAAGTAGCAAGTCCTGTATTTCCTATTACAACTGTGGCTTGTGCTCCTGTTCCTCCTCCTGTAATACCAACAGGACCATAGGACCCTTGGGTCTTATTTCCGGGGTCTGTGGCTACTATACTTATTAATTGGGTTTGAGCAATTTCAGTAGTTACACTTTGTGAAACGAATGTTCCATCTACTTCAGTAATAGTAAAATCATATAGATAGTTTTTACTTAAAAATGCCCAAAGGGTACCTGTAAATTTCAATGTAGCACCTGCTCTGATGAAGGGGTCAGCAACGGTTCCTGTTCCGCTATTATTTCCTTTTAATATAACCATTCCATCAAATTCAACTACATCGAATGTGCCAAAGCTAAGCCCCGTATTAAAAATATCAGTTCCTGGGTTACCCACGGATCCTGCAGGTACACTATCTAATATAGACCAATTTTCTGTGATTGATGTACCTGAAGTACCTGATGAGCCTGATGTGCCTGATGAACCACTAGTACCTGAAGAACCTGATGTGCCTGAAGAACCAGATGTACCCGAAGCTCCCGTCATACCTGAAGAGCCTGAAGTACCTGAAGAACCTGAAGTGCCTGAGGAACCACTAATACCTGAAGTACCTGAAGAGCCTGAGGTACCTGATGAGCCACTAGTACCTGAAGAACCTGAAGTACCTGATGAACCTGATGTGCCTGAAGCACCTGTCATACCTGAGGAGCCAGAAGTGCCTGAAGAGCCTGAGGTGCCTGAGGAACCACTTGTACCTGATGAACCACTTATACCCGAAGTACCTGATGAACCACTTGTACCCGAAGAACCATCTATACCTGAAGTGCCTGATGAACCTGAAGTACCCGATGAACCATCTATACCTGAGGTACCCGATGAACCACTTGTACCTGAAGAACCGTCTATACCTGAAGTACCTGATGAACCACTTGTGCCTGAAGAACCATCTATACCTGATGTACCTGATGAACCTGAAGTACCTGAAGAACCGTCTATACCTGAAGTACCTGATGAACCACTTGTACCTGAAGAACCGTCTATGCCTGAAGTACCTGAAGAACCTGAAGTACCCGATGAACCGTCTGTGCCTGATGAACCTGATGAACCTGAAGTACCGTCTATACCTGAAGTACCTGATGAACCACTTGTACCTGAAGAACCATCTATACCTGAAGTGCCTGAAGAACCTGAAGTACCTGAAGAACCATCTATACCTGATGTACCTGATGAACCACTTGTACCTGAAGAACCATCTATACCTGAAGTACCTGATGAACCACTTGTACCTGATGAACCATCTATACCTGAGGTACCTGATGAGCCACTTGTACCTGATGAACCGTCTATACCTGATGTACCTGATGAACCTGAGGTACCCGATGAACCGTCTATACCTGATGTACCTGATGAACCTGAAGTACCTGAAGAACCACTTGTTCCTGAGGTGCCGCTAGAACCTGAAGAGCCACTAGTACCCGAAGAGCCTGAAGTACCTGAGGCGCCTGTCATACCTGATGAACCGGATGTGCCTGAAGAGCCGTCTATACCTGCAATCCCTGAAGTACCCGATGAACCACTGGTGCCTGATAAACCACTTGTTCCTGAAGAACCTGAAGTGCCTGATGAGCCTGATGTACCTGAGGAACCACTAGTACCTGAAGAACCTGAAGTACCTGAAGCCCCTGTCATACCTGAAGAACCCGAAGTACCTGAAGAGCCTGAAGAGCCTGAAGTACCTGAAGAACCTGAGGTGCCCGATGAACCATCTATACCTGAAGTACCTGAAGTGCCTGAAGAACCTGATGTACCTGAAGAACCTGATGCTCCTGGGGCTCCTGCTAGGTTTATACACCATGTATAAGAGGTAATTGAAGACCAAGACCCTGTGGAAGAAGTAACATTAATTTCAATATTTCCAGTTCCTGAGTTATAATTGTTTACGGTACCCTCAATAAAATTAGAGGAATCAATTGCTAATATTATGTTCTGCCCCGCAGTATAAGCTAATCCGGATCCTATAGCAATAGTAAGAGGGGATGAAGGAGGGTTTGAAATTGTAAGGTTATTAACACATGCAGCATAGATATCTCCATCGGTTCCTGAAGCACCTGATGAGCCTGAGGTACCTGATGAGCCTGATGTGCCTGAAGAACCACTAGTACCTGAAGAGCCATCTATACCTGAAGTGCCTGAGGAGCCTGAGGTACCCGATGAGCCGGATGTGCCTGAAGCACCTGTCATACCTGATGAACCTGAAGTGCCTGAAGAACCTGAAGTGCCTGATGAACCCGAAGTGCCTGAAGTGCCTGAAGTACCTGATGAACCGTCTATACCTGAAGTGCCTGAAGAACCTGAAGTACCTGAGGCACCTGTCATACCTGAAGAACCTGAAGTGCCTGAAGTGCCCGATGTGCCAGAGGAACCCGATGTGCCTGATGAACCTGAAGTACCTGATGAACCTGAAGTACCTGAAATACCCGATGAACCTGAGGAACCACTAGTACCTGAAGAACCACTAGTGCCTGAAGAACCTGAAGTACCCGAAGCTCCGGTCATACCTGAAGAGCCTGAGGTGCCTGATGAACCTGAAGTGCCTGAAGAACCATCAATACCTGAGGTGCCAGAAGAACCACCGGTACCTGAAGAACCTGAAGTACCTGAAGAACCACTAGTACCCGAAGAACCGCTAGTACCTGATGAACCATTAATACCTGAAGTACCCGAAGAACCACTGGTGCCTGAAGAACCTGATGTACCTGATGAACCTGAAGTACCTGAAGCACCTGCCATACCCGAGGAACCTGAGGTACCTGAAGAGCCACTTCCACCTGTAGCTCCTGAGGTACCTGAAGAGCCACTAGTGCCTGAAGAACCACTAGTACCTGAAGAACCTGATGAACCTGCAGTACCTGATGTACCTGAAGAACCTGATGTTCCTGAGGCTCCTGTCATACCTGATGAACCCGAAGTGCCTGAAGAACCACTAGTACCTGAAGAGCCTGAGGTGCCTGATGAGCCACTTTCACCTGTTGCTCCTGATGAACCTGATGTACCCGATGAACCTGAAGTACCTGAAGAGCCGTCTATACCTGAAGTACCTGATGAACCACTTGTACCTGAAGAACCATCTATACCTGAAGTACCTGAAGAACCACTAGTACCTGAGGAACCTGAAGTACCTGAGGAACCTGAAGTACCTGAAGCTCCTGTCATACCTGAAGAGCCTGAGGTACCTGAGGAACCTGATAAACCTGATGTACCTGATGTACCTGAAGAACCACTGGTGCCTGAAGAACCACTAGTACCTGATGAACCCGAAGTGCCTGAAGAACCTGATGTACCTGAAGAACCTGATGTTCCTGAGGCTCCTGTCATACCTGAAGAACCTGATGTGCCTGAAGAACCACTTATGCCTGAAGTACCTGATGAACCTGCAGCACCTGAAGTACCCGAAGAACCATCTATACCTGATGTTCCTGAAGAGCCTGAGGTACCTGAGGAACCTGATACACCTGATGTACCTGATGTACCTGAAGAACCACTAGTACCTGAGGAGCCACTGGTGCCTGAAGAACCTGATGTACCTGAAGAACCTGATGTGCCTGAAGCTCCAGTCATACCTGAAGAACCTGATGTACCTGATGAACCCGATATACCTGATGTACCTGATGTACCTGAAGAACCAGATATACCTGAAGAGCCTGATGTACCTGAAGAACCTGAGGTACCTGATGAACCATTTATACCTGAAGTACCGGATGAACCACTAGTACCTGAAGAGCCTGATGTACCTGAAGAACCTGAGGTGCCCGATGAACCATCTATACCTGAAGTGCCTGATGAGCCTGATGTACCAGAGGTTCCTGATGAACCCGATGCCCCTGGGGCTCCTGCTAAGTTTAAACACCATTCTATAGTACCTGAGAATGTTCCCGTGTAAGTTAAATTAATTAATACTATTACCCCTGAATTGGGAGTATAACTATCTACTGTTCCTTCAATAAATTGGGTAGCACTATGTGCTAATATTACATTCTGTCCTGCGGTATAAGCTAAATCAGTAGCAAAAGTTAAAGTAAGTGATGGTGGAGGGGTACCACTAGTAATAGTTTGATTTGCACAATCCGCGTATACATCACCATCCGCTCCAGCAGCTCCTGAAGAACCTGAAGTGCCTGAAGTGCCTGAAGAACCATCTATACCTGAAGTGCCTGATGAGCCTGATGTGCCTGATGAACCACTAGTACCTGAAGAACCTGATGTACCTGAAGCTCCAGTCATACCTGAAGAACCTGATGTACCTGATGAACCCGATATACCTGAAGTACCTGATGAACCTGCAGTACCTGATGTACCTGAAGAACCTGAAGTGCCTGAGGCTCCTGTCATACCTGATGAACCCGAAGTGCCTGAAGAACCACTAATACCTGAAGAACCCGAAGTACCTGATGTACCTGATGAACCTGATGTACCCGATGAACCTGAGGTGCCTGAAGAGCCGTCTATACCTGAAGTACCTGATGAACCACTTGTACCTGAAGAACCATCTATACCTGAAGTACCTGAAGAACCACTAGTACCTGAGGAACCTGAAGTGCCTGAAGAACCTGATGTGCCTGAGGCACCTGTCATACCTGAGGAACCTGAGGTACCTGAAGAGCCACTTTCACCTGTAGCTCCTGATGTGCCTGAAGAACCACTAATGCCTGAAGAGCCACTGGTGCCTGAAGAACCTGAAGTACCTGAAGAACCTGAAGTACCTGAAGCACCTGTTATACCCGAGGAACCTGAAGTTCCTGAAGAGCCACTTTCACCTGTAGCTCCTGAGGTGCCTGATGAACCTGACGTACCTGATGAACCTGATGTGCCTGATGAGCCATCCTCACCTGTAGCCCCTGAAGTACCTGACGAACCTGATGTACCTGAAGAACCACTAGTGCCTGAAGAACCATCTATACCTGAAGTGCCTGAGGAGCCTGAAGTACCCGATGAGCCTGATGTGCCTGAAGAACCACTATCCCCTGTAGCTCCTGATGTACCCGAGGAACCACTAGTACCCGAAGAACCAGAAGTACCTGAGGCTCCAGTCATACCTGATGAACCACTAGTACCTGATGAACCGCTAACACCTGAAGAGCCTGAAGTGCCTGAAGTGCCTGAAGAACCTGAAGTACCTGATGAACCGCTAAAACCTGAGGAGCCACTAGTACCTGAAGTACCTGATGAACCACTAGTACCTGATGAACCACTAGTACCTGATGAGCCTGAAGTACCCGATGAACCTGATGTACCAGAGGTACCTGATGAACCACTAATACCTGATGAGCCTGAAGTACCCGATGAACCTGATGTACCTGAAGAACCACTAGTACCTGAAGAACCTGATGTACCCGAAGTACCTGAGGAGCCTGAAATACCCGATGAGCCTGATGTACCTGAAGTTCCCGATGAGCCCGAAATACCTGAGGAGCCTGATGTACCCGAAGCACCTGTCATACCTGATGAACCGGAGGTGCCTGAAGAGCCACTAATACCTGATGAACCACTGGTGCCTGCAGAACCACTAGTACCTGATGAACCTGAAGTACCCGATGTACCCGATGAACCTGATGTACCAGAGGTACCTGATGAACCACTAATGCCTGATGAGCCTGAAGTACCTGATGAACCTGAGGAACCACTAGTACCTGAGGAACCTGATGAGCCTGAAATGCCTGAACTACCTGAAGTTCCTGAAGAACCTGAAACACCTGAGGTGCCTGAAGAACCTGAGCTGCCTGAAGTACCTGATGAACCTGATGTGCCTGAGGCCCCTGTCATACCTGATGAACCACTAGTACCTGAAGAGCCTGATGTACCCGAAGTACCTGAGGAGCCACTAATACCTATGGCGCCTGAGGTGCCTGAGGTGCCTGATGAACCTGATGAACCTGAGGTGCCTGAGGAACCACTAATACCTGATGTGCCTGAAGAACCTGAAGTACCTGAGGCACCTGTCATACCTGAAGAACCTGATGTGCCTGAAGAACCACTTATGCCTGAAGTACCTGATGAACCTGCAGCACCTGAAGTGCCTGATGAACCTGAGATACCTGATGTTCCTGAAGAACCTGAGATACCCGATGTACCCGAAGAACCTGATGCTCCGGGGGCTCCCGCTAGGTTTATACACCATTGTTGAGAACCACTAAAAGTCCCTGTAGAAGAGGTAACTATAATACTAATGCCCCCTGTTCCCGAATTATAGGACCCAACCGTTCCTTCAATTAGGTTATTAACATTACCTGGGGTAGCCAATATTATACTTTGTCCCGTTGTATAAGCTAATCCAATTCCTATAACAAGATTAAGGGTACCCGAAGCGGGGGAAGTGAGGGATTGGGTACTACAATTGGCGTATATGTCACCATCCTCACCTGATGAACCCGAAGTACCCGAAGAACCACTAGTACCTGAAGAACCTGATGTACCTGAAGAACCTGATGTTCCTGAGGCACCTGTCATACCTGAAGAACCTGATGTGCCTGAGGAACCTGAAGTACCTGATGAGCCAGCTGTACCTGAGGTACCAGATGAGCCTGATGTGCCTGAAGAGCCACTAGTACCTGAAGAACCACTAGTGCCGGAAGAACCACTAGTACCTGAAGAGCCACTAGTACCTGAAGAGCCACTAGTACCTGAGGAACCCGAGATACCACTAGTGCCTGAGGAACCACTAGTACCTGATGTACCTGAGGAACCACTAATACCCGATGTACCTGAAGAACCTGAAGTGCCAGATGAACCCGAAGTGCCTGAAGTTCCTGAAGAGCCATTTATCCCAGAGGTGCCGGAAGAACCTGAGGTACCCGAAGATCCTGAAGTGCCAGATGAACCATCGATACCCGAAGTACCTGATGAACCTGATGTGCCCGAAGCCCCCGTCATTCCTGAGGAACCTGAGGTGCCTGATGATCCTGAAGAGCCGGCGGTGCCTGAGGTACCTGAAGAACCACTAGTACCTGAAGAACCTGAGGTACCTGAAGAACCATCTATACCTGAGGTACCTGATGATCCTGAAGAGCCGGAGGTGCCTGAGGTTCCTGAAGAACCACTAGTACCTGAAGAACCTGAGGCACCTGAAGAGCCTGATGTACCAGAGGTACCTGATGAACCACTAATGCCTGATGAGCCTGAAGTACCTGATGAACCTGATGTACCTGAAGAACCACTAGTGCCTGAAGAACCACTAGTACCTGCAGAACCGCTAGTACCTGAAGAGCCTGAAGTACCTGAAGTACCCGAAGAACCGTCTATACCTGAGGTACCCGACGATCCTGATGAACCTGAGGTGCCTGAAGAACCTGATGTGCCTGAAGAACCACTAGTACCTGCCGAACCGCTAGTACCTGAAGAGCCTGAAGTACCTGATGCACCCGTCATACCCGAAGAACCTGAAGTACCTGATGAACCTGCAGTACCTGAAGAGCCATCTATGCCTGAAGTGCCCGATGAACCTGAAGTGCCTGATGAACCACTAATACCTGATGAACCACTAGTACCTGAAGTGCCTGATGAACCACTAGTACCTGATGTGCCTGATGAGCCACTAGTACCTGAAGAGCCACTGATGCCTGATGATCCCGATGTGCCTGAGCTACCTGAGGTGCCTGAGGAGCCTGAAAAACCTGAAGTGCCTGATGAGCCGGATGTACCTGATGTACCTGATGAGCCTGAAGAACCACTAGTACCTGAAGAACCTGAGGTACCTGAAGAGCCATCTATACCTGAAGTACCCGAAGAACCACTAGTACCTGAGGAACCATCTATACCTGAGGTGCCTGAGGAACCTGAGGAACCTGAGGTACCTGACGAACCTGATGAGCCTGATGAACCCGAGGTACCTGAGGCACCTGTCATACCTGAAGAACCTGAAGTACCTGATGAGCCTGATTCTCCAGATGTACCTGAAGTACCTGATGAACCTGATATTCCAGATGAACCTGAAGTACCTGATGAACCTGATGTGCCTGAAGAACCTGAAGAACCTGAAGTGCCTGAGGAACCGTCTATGCCTGAGGTACCTGAAGAACCTGAAGAACCTGAAGTACCAGATGAACCTGAAGTACCCGATGAACCCGATATACCTGAAGTGCCCGATGAGCCTGAGGTGCCAGATGAGCCTGAGGAGCCAGATGTGCCCGAACTACCTGAAGTACCTGAAGAACCGGATGTACCTGAAGCACCTGTCATACCTGATGAACCGCTAGTACCCGATGAACCCGATGATCCTGAAGTGCCTGAAGTGCCTGATGATCCTGCTGCTCCTGGAGCTCCCTCTAGGTTTATACACCATTGTAGAGAAGTAGGGGTAGGCCAATTCCCTGTTTGGGAAGTAATATCGATTTCTATATCCCCATTTGATGAGTTATATGAATTAACTATTCCTACTATATACTGTGTGGCACTATATGCTAGTATTACAGTTTGACCTACTGTATATGCTAGTCCTGCGGCTATGTTTATATTAAGGGGGTCTCCAGGGGGATCGGTAATGGTTTGAGTGCTACAATCGGCATATATGTCACCATCTTCACCAGATGAACCCGAAGTGCCTGAAGTACCTGAAGTACCTGAGGAGCCTTCGGCACCCGATGATCCTGATGTACCTGATGAGCCGCTTCCTCCTCCTCCTGTTCCGTCATTATAATCTAATACAATACAAACTTCTTCCTCAGCATTTAATGGAAAATTACCAGATTGAGCACTAGCTCCTGCAGTTATTGTAAAAGATATATAATTAGTATTATCCGTTACAGCTGTGTAAGGAAAAACTGCGTAGTTAGCAGGATATTTTTTACTGTGTATTGTTAAATTACCTTTAGTACTATCTTTTAGGTAATCCGATATGTTAATATTATTAAGGTCCGATATGTTAATATCAACACGAGTTGTATTTCTAACATCTAAACTACTATAAAGACTTAATCTACCAGGGGAGGGGATTGTAGAGGGAGTTGAAACCTTGTAAGGTATACAAAATGCTCCTAAATCTCTATCTATAATAAATTTTTGTGCCATAGATTAGTGGTTCTTCGTTATAAATATTCAAGGTTTATAGTACCTTAAATATTTCTCTTGAAGATATTTTCCTAATCCATAAAAACCTTCATTTTTTTCTTTTAATTTTACTATACTATGATTTGTACGATATACTTGATTTTCATCTCCTGTTAATGTCCAAGGTATATTAAAAGGTACCCAGTTTTGGAAATCTATAGTTGGACTATTTTGAACTAATGCGTTATAGTCAGATTCGGAAGTTTCTAAATAAATAAATTCATTTCTACTTTTACAAAAAAATCTTCTAAATTCACCAAGTTGGTAATCCTGTTCAGTGGGTTGTGTAAAGAATAGTTGGGGGGAATTTCGTAAATTATTTCCTGAGATTCCTCTTAAGAGTTTATAATTTTCATTTTCAACATTGTCTTTAATATAGACTTGAGTTTGGTTAGCTTGTACTGGTTCAGGAATTGGGATTAGGAGTCTATTGGGTTTATTATCAGGATTTTTTCCTGTAAATAATTGGCCCTTATATGTTTTGTAGTAGTACCCAATGTAAGGTTGGGTTGTTCCTTTGATTACATAGTTCTTTCCCGCAGTATACAGATTAGTTTGAATTCTACTTTTGGGAACATAGGGCATATTGATAAATATTAATTAAAACTGATTTTGGGGGCCCGTAAAGAGGGGATTATCCTCTGTAATAGGTTCACTTAGTCTAGCTTTGGGCATAAACTGCCCTTCAACATTAGTAATCCATCCTGAACCATCTATGGTATGGTTTATGCCTTTAATAATAAATTCTATATTATCCCTATAACTTTGGGGGAGAAATTCATCTGTGATAGTGTATTTTTGAAAAATTTTCATTCCAGAAAGACCATCCATAGTAAGAGATAATGAAATAGGAATTAAAACGGGAGATGTTAAAGAATTATCCTTTTTTATATTTTCAGAAGATCGTATTTCAAAGTATTTATTTATGGCTGTAGAAAGTTTGTAAAGATTCGCACTATAACTAAAGGTACTATTAAGCATAACTGCTATTTCTGTACTTTTTACAGTTTCAGCATATTTTAATCTTCTATCCTGCCTAATTTGTTCTTCTTTTGCTGTTGTTGATTCAGCAGAAGTTTTTTTATCTAAAACTATTCTGTCTGTGTATCCCCTATTCCAATTTGAAAAAGAAAAGGAATTTTGGTCTACGCTAGTGTTGTTAGCTTGAGCCCCTATTGCTATTTGGGTTGCAAAATTAGGAGGGATTGTTGAGTTTATAGAAATATTTTTTACAAAACTACCCTTTTGAATACCTGTTATGTTTCCTTGCCCACTATTATAAAATCCTATTTGGAATTTTGAAGCTTCCTTTTCAGAATCAGGTAAAATGTTATTCGAGTTTCTTTTATTAACTATATATAAAATATTATCATCGGTATCATGGAATGGGGTTAATTCGGTTGCATTAGATAAAGATGAATTTATTTGGGTGCACAAAGCTAGTAGAAAGTCAATTAAAGCTAAGTTTCCTGCGCTGTTTATGTTTTTATCAAGTATATTAAAAATTAAATCTATATTTAAATGAATATGCATAAAATTATAAGTAAATTTATCATTTTTTTTATCTTTACTAGTTAAAAAATCTGATCCTAAAATCTGGTTAATTTTTTTGAAATCAAAAGTATTTTCAAATCCTAATTCATCGGAACCTTCAAGAGAAAATTCTACTACTCCGGTTTTAAATCTAGAGGGTATTAAGCAAGTACGAGGATCTGATGAAAATAAATCTTCAAGGGGGATAAAGCATTGATTTTCATCATATTCCCAATTTATACCTATTATAGGAGTAGAATTTTCGGTAGTATTATATAATAGAAGAAAATTTTGAATTATCCTTAATAACGCCCCAAATTTAATATAATAAAAAGCTTCGTCTGAGTTTTCTCCTTCAAGTTTTATTAATTCTTTAAGGGGTTGAGATGAAGGGGGAGAAATAATTTCATCTTTGTAGGGATTTAAATCTTCTAGGTTGGCACTTAATTTTATAGAGTCATTGGTAAGGTTAGAATTAAAATAAGATGCCTTACGTGGGGTTGGAACAACAATACCACTATATACGCCCAAATTTTCAGTTTTAAGTTCTCCAAGAGGGGAATCATCGCTTGAAAAAATAGAGACACCATCAAGACGTTTTTTAAAGTCTCCCAATATTCTTCCTATAGTTGTTGATTCAATTTTATTTTCTATTCCCGAAGAAGGGGAATCGGGTTCTGAACGTTTGTCACCGGGTAGATTTGTAGATATAGAAAGAGATTCTATAATATCTCCTGGGGAAAGAACTTTTACAGTTATATTATATTCCCCTTCAGGAGTAACTTCCCAATTATAATTGAGCACTCTACCTAACATACCATCATAGTTACCTGAGGAATCTGATCTAGTTTGTTTTATTTTATTTTGTATGTAAGTTTGAGGGTCTTCATCATTTCCACTTTTAGCTTGAAGAAACTCTTTATATACCTGGTTACCCGAGGTGACATCACTTTCGAGGGATTTATCATTTTTAAAATATATAGTGTGTCCCCATTCTAAAAGTAAAGTATATCCTAATCTCAAGTAAAGAGCTTCAATATGATTAAATTGTTGTACGTTATAGCATTTAATTTTAATTTCTCCTTCTATTAAAGAACCATTATTTTTAGGTTTAATATTAAAAGAAGTAACACCTGGGAGTGGAGTTAAGCCATAATTTGCAGTTGAATCAAATCCATAGGAAGCATTTTTTAATATAGAATCAGTATAATTGTCTACAATTCCTCCTTTAGGTTTTGAAGAAGTTGTAGTATTATTGGCCCCCCCAAATAAAACATATCTCTCAGCTAACCCAGATCCCTCAGGAATTCCACCTTTTCCGATGGGGGTGCCGGGGAGGTTGTTAAGTCTAGTTTGGTCTATGTTAACTCCTGATGTTAGGCGTAACCAACTATCTTTACTTGTAGTATATGAAATAAGTTCGTTATCGTAAGTAGTAGATCCTAATTTTTCTTGTCTAACTTTTATTTGTTTATCTACAAAAGGAGCGAAATTTTCACCTATAATTTTCCCCATAATTTATTTATTTAAAACTTTATATGCCTCTATAATATCAGAAATATTAGAGGGTATTCTTATTTGGTGGCCCAATGTAGGGTACAAACTATTAGGTTTGAATCTAGGGTTTGCGGATGATATAACCCACCATAAAGTAACATCCCCATAGTATTGATAAGCTAATAGATCGTATCTATCCCCTTCTTCGGCTATAACGTAGAAATCATTATCGCTAAAGGGAATTTCAGGATATTTTACATTAGCTCTATATCTTTTCCCTACAGGAGTACGAAATATGGGAATATTATTATATCTATTCATTATTGATATGAAATAAATTTGCTATCACTGCTTACTAATCCTTTACTATTATCAGTTATTGGAGTAAAATTAAACCCACTTACTTTAATGGATTTTGGGAGTTGTTTCCCCTTATCTATATCAAACCCAGCTTCAAATATTGGAGATAATGTAAAACCAGTTACAATTCCGGGTACGTCATTCAAATAATCTCCAAATGTCAATTTAACAAAATTTCCACGTATATAACCGCTATTACTGTAGTTAGGGGCTAAATTTTGTATTAATTTATTTAATTTAGCATAAATAGGAATTATTTGATTTGGATTTTCGGCTACTATTGTAAAGTCTAAATTTATTGCCCTACTAAACCCCTTATACTTATATGAAGGATATCCTCTACCGGTATAAGTGTATTCATCATATTGGGCTCCTATAGAATCTGAGAAGTTGTCTACATAAGCTTGCCAGTAAAGGTATTCGTTATCAGAGGGGTTATCAGGGTTAAGAAGATTTAAATAAAATTTAAATAATTGGGATTCTCCAAGTTCTTCTGCGCTTGACCCACTACTAACATTTAATAAGTTGGTATTTGTTGCACTAAATTTATCCCCTGTGTAAGTATATTGTTTACTCCCACTTACAGGAGATGCTAAGTTACCATACTTTCTAAGTATAAAATCTGGGTTGGATTGATATGAACGTTGGGTATAACTAGTGACAGAGTCATTAGTTAACTCATTAGGAGAGTTTGGATGGTATTCAATAGAGCTTCCATCAGGTTTTTTGTATGCCGTAGTAAGTGTTACAATAGAGCCAGAATTAACTACCCCCTTAGGAAAGTTTTCAGCACTATTGTATGTGCCTGCTTCAATTCCCTTTAAAGTAATTGGACCTAAAGGTGTATTAATTTCTTGTTCTTTAGAAGAGTAATTAGTATTAAAATAAGTTTGAGCTGCTGATACTTTGTTGAAGGAATTGTCTAAAAAAGATCCAGTAGTCCACCCGTATTCATTTTTGCCTGTAGTATAGGTTGCTCTTTTAGTTATAGTCTTACCTACACCTAATGTGGATCCCGGCCCCCCACTATAAGATAGTATATTAAGGTCACTAGAAGCAACTAGAGGGTTTTTAGGAAATAGTGAACCTAAAATTTTAGTATCATATAAAGATACTAATCTATTATTACTACTATCTCCTAATTGATTATTTTGGTCGTGGACCGCTTGTTCATATCTAATAAGACCCCCTCCAGGGAATAACCCTCCTTCAACTATCCCAGCCATGGGAGAAGTTGGATCCAAGCCTAATAAATTTAAATGAGTGCCTCCAAATCCAGCCACAACTTGAGCTAGGGTAGAAGAGGGAACATAAACTCCTTGATTAATGGTACCTGCAGCGTAAGCAGGGCCGGTAGTTGCTTCTGTTTTTACTGATGTTCTAGATAGAAGATTAGTAGTAGTTGTAAAGTTAAGACCTTTAGTAGTAGAAAAAAGTAATTTAGTTAATCTTGAAACATCTTCAACTCCTCTTCCGATAGCTCCTTGGCGTAGGAGAAAGTCGTTAGAAGCCCCAGGAGTTTCCCCTTCCGGAATAGGTTCTGTAATAAAAGGTTCTTTACTACTACCCCCACCAGGGCGATCCTTTCCATAGGTTAGAGACTTAAGGTCTGTTTTAAGATCAATTAAGGGCATCTATTAGAATGATCTATTTTCAGGAGCGTTATCCCTATAATTATCTGCAGGAGTAATGCCTCGCAAACCTAGAGAGGTTGGAGAGGGTAAACTAGGTAATTTAGGATTAGCATTTAAAGAATACTCATCATGGAGTTTTGATAAATTAGTTCCAAAAAATGAGCCTGCAGGAACCGTTGGGGGTCTACTTGCAAGATCAGAAGGTGATGTGTTGTATAGGTTAATAATTGACATGATTGTGATTTTGTTATAAATATTAAATTATTGTAATTTATAAGATCCTACTGTTAAGGCAGTTCCTACTTTTGTACCATCCAATGTAACCGTACCCTCTTTACCTAAAATAGCATTTAAGGTAGCATTCATTTTATTCATTTGTTCTACTAAAGGAGCTATGTTTATTGAGGTAGGAGAACTTTCAGTATTGTTATTATTATTAGTAACAGTTTCAGTATTGTTATTATTTGTAATAGTTTCAGTTATACCCATTTGTGGGGGTGATACTATATCATCTCCCATTTTTAAATCAGTACCTGCTACTATAGTATCTTTATCATTTAGGGAAATTGCACCTTCAGGACCAAATAAGGTACGTTTACCGTATCCTGATCCTCCTTGTGATGGAGAGATAATATCGTCTCCCTGGAATGTGCCTAAAAGTGCTGCTGTTGCTAATCCCGCAGTGGCTGCCATAGCAATTGCAGCTATAGGACCAAAGAAAATTCCTGTTAAAGCTCCTGCAAAAACAGCGGCAGCTATAGCAGAAAATTCTAATATTCCTGCCAATTTTTCAGCAGCACCCGCTAATCTTTGTTGGACCGATAATGCTGTAGCTGCTTCTTCTGCTCCTTCGGCAGTTCGTTCCGTAAATTTATCTGCTTCTGATGATATGCTTTCTTGAGTTCTAAGAGAATTAGCTAATTCATCAGCAGTTAATCCAACAGCATCCGCTAACGCTTGTTGTTGAATTACATTCATAGCTTGGAATTCAGCAGCACTACCTACTTGTTTAGCTATTTCAGCGGCCGCTCCTGCTGTATCTCCATTTAATGCTAGTAATCTAGCTTGTTCAAGATTAAGTTGTTTACCAGTTAAAAGTTCAGCTTGCATTTCAGCTTCAATACTTGATTCAAAATCAAGTAACTTTCCAGCCATTTTAGCAGTTTGCTCTACTTCTAAACCTAAAGCAGTTGCTTGAGCTACCGCTTTAACTAAACCTCCAGGGGTTTTTTCTAGGTTTAGTCTTAGGGCTCCTGATATTTTGTTAGCTTTATCTAAAGCGGCATTTGTGTTTAAGTTAACTTTTAAGGTTTTTTCAGCTGCTACTAAAGATTCTAATTGGTAATTTTTTATACTTTCTAAAGAACGACCCGTAGCTAATGCTTCTTTAGTAACATTACCTAAAGCTTCTTCAGACATATTAAATCTTTCTCTTAAAAAGGTAGCAGATACTAGTAAATCTTCATCAAATATTATAGCAGTACCTCCTAATGATGAGTTTAAATCATTAACGGATTTAGTAAGGGTATCAACATTAACTCCTATTTTGTTGCTCGTGAAAGCGGTCATAGCAAGTTTATCATTTAGGTTAGTAGCTTCACCAGCACTTAATCCTAAATTTTTTCTTAAACCTACTACTCTAGTATCTATTTTTTTAAGAGCTTGGGAACTTTTAACTAAAAGAGCAGTAAATATATCAGTGGGTTTAATGTTTGATAATAAGTTTTTACCTATTTGTTTAATAAAAAATCCTAATTTTTTAGAATTTGAAATTTCCTTACTACTTATTTTTAATCTACGACTCATAACATCTGTCATACGAGATGTTTGATTAGTAGCCCCCTCTATATCTAAAATAGAAGATAATTTTCCAGACTTATCAAAGTTTTTTAGAATTCCATTTAACCCCCCCGTAAGTTTTCCTACAAGGCCTAAAGATTTACCTCTTTCATCATTTTGTTCTTCTAAATCCTTTAAAATTTTACGTTCTAACTTAATTTGATTTTGAAGTTCTACTGTAAGTTCTTCGCTTATTCCTACTCCATTCATCTGAAGTAAATTAATACGGGATTGGAGTGCTACTATGTTTTGTTCGCTTTTTTCTCTAATAGAAAGAATTTCTTTACTTATATCTTGACCTTTGTTTATCTTTCTTTGAAGATCAAGTTGAGTATCCAGGCTACTGACTATTCCCTTAACGGATTTAGTTAAATCCCTTTCATAAGTTTTAGCTATTTTTTGGCTAATTTTATCTAACCCTTGAGCAGAGTCAATAGCATCCGTAATAGCATCCGTAATAGTAACACCTAATGAAGAAAAGGCATCAATTAAAAAAGTGGTTTCTTGAGTTAATTTTTGAGTTTCTTCTCTAGCTCTATTGATGTCGTCTCCTGCTGCCATGTTAAGGATTTATTATAAATATTTAAAAATAAAACCTTTATCGATATGTGGTTCGTTTTAAATGTTCTGGGGATTTGACCTTTCCAGATGAATCTATTACTGTGGTTTGGTTAGGGGTTTTAGATTGGGATTCTTTAGCATTGTTAGATTTTTGATTATAATAATCTTTAATTTGCTCAAAAGTAAATTTTTTAAGCCATAAGGGCATATTATACACAGTTTCCCAATCATATCCCCCTTGCCCATGAAATACTATTTCATGTATTTGAGTAAATGTAGACTTTCTTAAATAAGCTGCCTTACTCGAAGTCAGGATAAAAAAAGCGGATACCAATTGGGAGGGGGAAAGAATCCCCTCCATCATCGGGAAAAAAAGTTAAATCAACGTCGGGTTGAAATTCAAGAACATATTTTCTAAAAGCTCTGGCATCTTTAGCTAGTAAGTAATTATCTACAAATTCTCTTATATCCTTAGGTTCCCTACTTTCCCCTACTGAAGTAATGATATACTTTAATCTTGTAGAACCATCGGGATTAGATTGGTTTAGTTTTTTAATACCTGCAAGTTCTTTTTGGATTTTTTTCTCATCACCATGGGATAGTAATTTAAAAGTGATGTCGGTATCTGTATGAGGTAAGGTATAACTAAATTCATTTACTCCGGAGGTAAAAAGAGATTCATCGAAGGGTTTATTTTCAATTTGGGTAAGATCTACAATATGAGTAGTATCTCCTACAGTAAACTCATAGTCTTTACCATACCCCAATACACGTGCTGCTATTAAAATTGCGTTTTTATCCCCAATTAATAAGTCATCATACTTAATACTTGAAACTATTAAAGATTGAAGAAGTTTATCAATTACTGTTCCGTTTTTAATGTAAGCAGAGTTGGTTAAAATATCTTCTTCCCTAGCAGTCATATACTTCATTTCTATGGTTCCGGAAGAAAGGGGGTTGTCTTTTGGGTATAAAAGACCTTTTGAAGGGAGTTCTACAGTTTCTGTAGGTAACTTTAGGTTGTCGAGTGCCATTATGGATAACTATTTGTTTGATATAAATATATAATAAAATAAAAAGAGCGCACTTTCGTACGCTCTTTCTTTATATTTTGTATTTTGTATTAGAAATTCAATACACAGTAATCAGGTTGTACTGTCATTGAGATTTCAACAGCACCCTCACTATCGTAATTGTAATCACCAAATGTTGCTTCGGTAATTATAGCTCCTTTAATGATCCATTCTGAGACTACATCACCTACAGGACCCAAGACATTTACTGTCATATCCTTTTTATAGAAATCAGAATAACCATCTCGGCCTGTTACTGATTCGTGGTGTAATCTTACCCATTCCATTACTGATTGAGCTCCAGAAGGAGTAATTGCATCAAATAATGTCATTGATATGGTACCCCAAGTGGTTTTGCCTTTTACAAACCTTTGAACGTTAATGTGATTCAAAGGAATTGTTGCTTGGGATACTGAAACTGCTCCTAATCCTTTAATAAGGTAAGCGGGAAATCCATCTACATACAAAACAAATCTATTTTGTTGTTTTGGTTCAAACGGGGTGAAAAATATTTCGTTGGGATCTAATACTGCCATTGTCGTGTTTTGTTATAAATATTACAAATTCAATTTCTTATTATGCGGGGAATTCAGCTCCTGTTGGCAATACGTTGAAATCGAGGATTATAAATTCTGCTGTTCTGGTTGGCTGTAAGAATATCTGGCCTACCATTTGATTTCTATCGATTACATCAGGAGTGTTATTAGACGCATCCATTACTACCTTAAAGGCATATACACCTTGTCTTTGTTGCACACTTTCCATGTATGGATTTACTTGGGCTAAGAAGTTATTTCTAGTAGCTGCAGTATTTTGTTCAAATACTAAGTTGTTAGCAACTTGACCAATATAGCTCTTAAGGGCAATTAATAACCTTCTAACATTTACACGATCAAGTGCAGATGCTTTCTTTTGTAATGTCTTTTGTCCAAATACTACTGTTCCGGTTGCAGGGAAATTAGCAATTGGGTTTACATTGCTCTCGTACAAAGTATCTCTTTGTGATCTTTGTAATTTTCTTTCAGGACGGATTACTTGAGATAAACCTCCTCTATTAATACCTGCAGGTGCAAACCACGGTTCAGAAGCATTGTCATTAAAGGCATATACACCTGGGATTAATGTTGATGCTGGAACCCAATTAGTTTTTCCTGTATTAGGATTAATAATCTGACACCAAGGCCAGTATGAAGCTGCATAGCTAGAGTTAATGCCTGAAGTTTGGTTTGTGGTAGAAGTAATAGTAGATCCATATTTTGTAAGATCAACTACAGCGATCGCATCTCCTCTATTTTGAGTATTAGCTATTAATGTGTTTAATACGCCAGTATGTGCTGCTATACCGTGGAACAATCCAGGAGCGGTGATTACGTTGTATTGGTATTCGTCGTTGTTAGTTAACAAACTAAATGCGTCGCTATAATCCTCAGCTCTTAAGCCTTGAGTATTAGTATCAATTTTTTCATTAAATAAAGCTTGTTCACTGCCTGTTAATTCACCTAAGCCTTGTAAGAAAGATCCACTTGCAACTACAGGGATAGATTCTTCATAAGCAACACTTGCAGCGGACCCTGTGTTATTAAAGAAATTAGGGGTAGGTTGCAATACTTCACTTACATAAACATAATTACTTTTATTAGGATAAGATCCAGTTACTTGTAAATACTTATTTCCATCACTATCAGATAGGAGTTGTTGAGAACTGTCACCTATTACTTTAGCTACATAATTATCTTGGAAAGGATCTAATGATACTCCGGCATAAGTTTCTAATACAGATTTGTCGTTGGTTAAATCGTTACCCTGTCTAATTAAAAGATTAAAAGTTCCAGATCCTGTGTCTGAAAAAGATACTTCCCATCTTACATTGCTATCAGTTCCATTTGGTAAATCCCCATCATTTCCTTCAACTCCCCCACCACTATTCATAATAGTACCTTCAGAAATAGTTTTAAGTATAAGAGATGTAGATGAGTCTCCGTCAATCCTGGATTCAGCAGACGTAAATGAACCTGTTACAACTCTAGTTACCAACAAAGTATTACCTCCGTTTTGGAAGTAATTATATGCTGATACCGCTGTTAAATGGGAATAAACTTGCCCACCACTTACAAAAGTTGAGCCAAATCTATTTTGGTATTCACTATAAGAAGTAACTATAGTTGGGATTTCAACAGGGCCTAAAACAGTAGGGCCTACAATTGCAGCTCCTACTTCTACAGGTTGTTGTGTGATAAATGACTGGTCGTTTTCTCTTGTGAATACTCCAGGTGATACTATTTGTTCTGCCATTTTGATATATTGTTAAAATATTTTATTCCGTTTTTGAAAACATCCCCGATTCTAAATCGACGGTTCCGTTCCCATATTTTTCTGTTAAGTCTTGTCCTGTTTTTGTTTCTCTAGTTTGTAACTCACCCATAGCTTCTACTAATTGGTCTTTTTGCAACTCTAACAACTGCATTTGGTATTCTAATTGCCCAAATTGGGTAATAAGATTCTGTTGCTGGGATTGTAACTCTTTAATAGAATTTATTTCTTCTTGAGATAGTTTAATTTGTTCACTCATTTTTGATAAATATTAAATTTTTATTGAAACTGTTTGTCATAAATATTAACTTTTTTCTAAAAAAACATTAAAGAAAAATATTTGTATCAGTATTTTGAGGATTTCTGGTGTCGATGGGTTGGTTGATTTGGGCTTGATTAAGATCATTTAAATTAGCTACAGTTTCTTGTTGTACGACAAACTGAGCTTGGCTGAATCTTTTCTTATCTACTGTAAGGTCTTTTTGAGGGATATCAGGAATGATATACCCCATTAGATTTACATCAAAATTAGCTCTAACAGTACGATCTTTCCCAGCACTTACTTCAGTTACTGTAGTGAAGGAATTAATAGTTGCTTTAAATTTAAATCTTTCGGGATTTCCCCAATATGAATCTGCAGCATAATTTACAGATTCAATTATTTTATTTAATTGTTCTACATAATATGTGTATACTATGCAGCTATAAGTCATTTGAACGTAGTTGGGGACTACAATAGTATGAAATTCTCTAACAGGAACCCTATTATTAAGAATATTAAACTTATCATACGCATTTTGTTTATTATAAGAAGTTTGCGAATAAGCTACGTTAACCGGGTGGTTAGCATCCAATTTATTATACTGCCCCTTAATAGGAGTAAGTGAATTACGTTTAAACATAATTACAGGAGACATAAGTTTACCTCTCTGGTCTCTCATGTATCCATCACGTTGGACTGTTTTCCATCTTTCAGGAGAACCATATATTAAAGGAACTTCAATACGTTGTCCATTTTGCATTACAAAAGGTTTAATAACGTTTTGGAAGTAATACATTATAGACTCATCTATATCCTTAATGCCTACTGAAAAAGGCTTAGCAGTGTCATCTCTAAGAGATGTTTTATTACCTCTATTTAAATCTTGAGGTTGGTTTGGATTACCCCTTGCAGTATCAAAGGGTTCAATAAAGCTATTAGCTATCTCTGCTTGAGTTTTTGGTATTGGTATTCTTCCTTGTGTAGCCATTATAATCTTTCTTTAGTTATGCCGGGTTTATCACCAGGGACATAATGAGTTTCACAAATAATAGAAAAATTAGATCCAAAAATTTCTAAGCCTGGGTTGAGTGGATTTACATTATATGGGTAATCCGGGTCTTTACCTACAATAAATTGGTTAGCATTAGTGTTTTCTATCTCATAGTAACCTCCATAATATAAAATTATATCTCCTACTTCGGGAACTAATTTGGCATCTTGTAAATCTTCACGAAGAAATCTAAAGGTAATGGGCCATTCAAAATCAGGAAGACCCATATCATCTATGGGGTTTGCTTGGACTTGTCTTTCAATTAAACAATTGAATAAAACCGGCCCATCGTAATACTTATCTTCAGCAGATTCACCATATATGTTTATAGTAGTCTGGTTTAGGTTATATTTGTAAAATGCACATTCTTGGGTTA